TATGACATCACACAACTCGACGGAAGGCAGGTAAGGGGTCTGACTTCTGGTGTTGTAGCAACTGTTGTGTCTTCTGCAATTGCTACTGATACTGCTTCTGATGTTTTATTTGTAAACTACACAACTAGTGGTGACGCTGGTAATGAAGAAACATTCAGACAAGGTGAAACTGTAGAGGTTGTAGACGGCATCAATACACCTCTGATGGTTGTTGGAACTGACGGAAGTGTCCTACCAACTAGTATCACAATTGAGAATCCTGATACAGGTGAGACTTCTTCAATAGAAAGTCCTGCTATGGGATTTGCTTCTGCTGTTAAAGTAGAAGAAGGTATCTATTTTGTCAATGGTTATTTCGTTAGAAACGATGCACAACTATTAATTGTTGACAAGTATTACAACAAACCATCTGCAAAAGTTGGTTTTAAAATTTCAGAGAGCATTGTAACTCCAGAAGAGGATGCTTCTCTATATGATAATTCAATTGGATCATCCAATTATTCAGCACCTGGAGCACATAGACTTAGTATTAAACTGAGTCTCATTTCATACGCATTAGACCAAAAGACTGATAGTAACTTCATCAAACTTTTGTCTGTAAGAAGTGGTGTTATCCAATCACAAGTATCTCAGACTGACTACAATCTACTAGAGCAAACTCTAGCTAGAAGAACATTTGACGAGTCTGGAGACTATGTTGTTGACAATTTCTCTCTTAATGTAAGAGAATACTACCAGAGAGATAACAATCAAGGCATCTATCCATTAGAAGCAGATGGCACAGTAAATGGTCTATCTCCAGATGATGCAGATTCTAAACTACTTGCTAGTGTTGGTCCTGGTAAGGCATATGTAAAAGGTTTTGAAATTGTAAACAAAGAAACCAAATACATTCCTATTGATAAAGCGAGAGAAACTCTTAACAGAGAAGATATTCGTATTAAGACTAAAGGTCTTCCTACTTACAGAATTACAAACACATTCAATAGTGTACCTCTAAATGCAGAGGGAAGCGAACTAACTGCATATCCAGATCTATATCTATCTGCATCATTTAATGATGGTTCTCTAGGTCTAAACGATACAGAGGCATCTAGTGCAGTAAAACAGACTCTTTCCAGAAGAGGAACTTTCTTTGATATCAATCAAGGTATCAAGACCATCTATATTGCAGTTGAGAACAACTATGCAACAGTGGTTGCTGGATTGACAGGTGATAATTTTGTCAATGAAATTGGAACTCTATGGTTTGTTCAGGCAAGAAATACATCTGGAACACCATCTGTTGTCAATACAGTTTCTGTAATTTCTTACGCAAAAGTTCCTAGAATTGAAATTAACTCTGACCCTACAGTTACTTTCTTAGAAGTTACTATTACAGCACAGAAAGATTTCCTTGATAACTTCATGCTTGAGTATGATGAAGGAGATCCTAATAAAATTAGATACCTATATTATAGCAAATCTGACGCAGAAACTTCAGGATCAATTCCATTCGGTCAAATCGTTGACTACAACGAAACTATCACACCAGTAATCGGTATTGCAAAACCAAGTAACTTTACTCTGTTAGAAAAAGGATCTGGTTTCAATACAGACACAGATGTTGTTTCCTCGAAAGGACGCCTACCAAATGGAGATCCAACGTACAACTCTACCTTTAGTCTGTCTTATTTTGATCCAACTTTCTTTACTAAGATTCTACTTGATGAACCAATCACTGCAGCAGGAAGTTTCACGCCAGGGCAATATGTTTATGGATTGAGTTCTGGAGCATATGGTGTTGTAGAAGGAACCTCTACTGGTGTATATACATCAAACAAAACCCTCATGGTTAAAGGGTTGTTTGGTAATTTTGTCAGTGGTGAGGTTATTGTTGACGAAGGAAATAACTCCCTAAGAATTGCAAAAGACAATACCATTTCACACTTCATCACCAATGATAAGGGTGCGAACTATGTACAAGGAACTATTCTGAGAATTGATGGTGTTGAGTATGACTCAGCAAAAATTAAAGTAAATCTTAGTGGTAGTGGCAGTATCTTTAAAGTTCAGGTTATCAACAGAGATGCTGTAAATGTTGAATATTCACAACCACCTTTGGTAGAAGTTATTCAAGGTTTTGGTGGTGGTAATCCAAGTGCTGCAGTAATCACACCTGTATTGGTGAGAGACGCTGTAACTACATACACACCACAAAATGTTAAGTCATTCTACGCAGAATTTGGTTCTGGTAATAACAATGTATTTACTTCTGATATTGAAATTAATGAGGCAAAATACTCTGAAGTTATTTCTGTAACTGACTTCACATTTACTGGATACAAAGGAAGAAAATATATTGAGTGTACTGGTTTTGGTGGAGATGCTTCCACATTTCTACAGCAAGGTGATCTAGTTCAATTTACAGATGATTCTGGAGAACTTCTGAGAGCAGTTGTACAGAGAGCAACTACACCTGCTGGTGTTCTGAAATCTAGAGTTTATTTTGATAGATCCCTACCAGAAAACCTCACAAACGGTACGGTAGTTAGAGTTCGTCCTGCTATTGATAACTTTAATCAAGGTTCATTACTATACAAAACTGGATCTTCACAGGTCAGTTCTATTGTAGCAAGCAGCGAAGATTCTAAGATCAAGTATTTCTCCAGAAGAGATTTTGTAAGTACAGGTGCTGGTGGTCAAGGTGTAATTACCTTTGCTGCTCAACTACCATTTGGAACACAAAGATTTGTTTCTTTCAGTGAAAGTAATTTTGTTGTTACTGTTCTGGATGCAGGTGATGCTCCAGACATTGTAGATGGTGATATTGTTTACATCAAATCAAGTCAAGTTGAGATCAAGGCATCTACAGATGCTGCTAGTGGTCTAACTTCTGGTAGTGTTAAACTAAGTCTACCTAATAATTACTTTGGAACTATTCCTATTGGAGGAACTTATCCTACATTAAAACTAACTGCTACATTAGAAGTATCTAAAGCAAAACCAAGACTTAAGACTGCTAATGTTAATAAGAGAATTATTATTGAGTCTACTGGTGATAGAGTAATTCCATTTAGAGGAAGAGATTATGATACAGATTCTCTAGATGTATACAGTTACTCTGATGCGTATAAACTAAGATATGTTTATGAAGGTTCACCTACAGAACCACCAGTTGTTGATAGAAATGGTAATTTAGTCAATGGTATTGACATTACCAATAGATTTACATTTGACGATGGTCAAAGAGATACCATCTATGATATTTCTAGAATTGTAATCAAACCAGGATTTGAACCACCTGCAGGTCAACTTGTAGTTGCATTTGATTACTTTGAGCACACCAATGGAGATTTTGTAACTGTAGACTCCTACTTACATGAAGCTGGTGTTGGTGCTGGTGAGATTCCTTCTTTCAACTCTCCAACTCTAGGTAAAGTAAATCTTAAAGATGTATTAGACTTCAGACCAAAGATTGATAACGATGCAATCGTCAGTGGTTTCCAGAACAAGTCTATTCTTTCTGCACCAAACAGCAGATCTTATACAGGAACGGGTGGTATTGTTTCGAGCACTCCTGCTCCAGATAAGAATCTAGAATTTACATTCTCATTCACACAAACACAATATCTTGACAGAATTGATGGTGTGTTCCTAAATCAAAAGGGACAGTTTATCATCAAAGAAGGTAACTCTTCACTTAACCCATCTAAACCAGATCCTATTAGTGATGCTATTGCTCTGTACTACATGTACATCCCAGCATTTACACAGACTAGTAAGGATGTAAGAATTACTTCTGTAGATAACCGTCGTTACACAATGCGTGACATCGGCAAACTAGAGAAGCGTATTGAGCGTCTTGAGTATTATACCACTCTTAGTATTCTAGAGCAACAAGCTCTTAACATGCAGGTAACTGATTCTGCAGGTTTCAACAGATTTAAGAGCGGTTTCCTTGTAGACAATTTTGAGTCTCATAAGATTGGTTCTCTAAGATCTCTTGACTATAGATGTTCTATCGACACACAGCAGTCTGTATTGCGTCCACAGTCTAGAGAAGATTCTATCAATCTAGAAGAAGTATTCAGCAGAGATGACGAAAGATCTGTTGCTGGTTATCAAAGAACATCTGATGTAGTAACACTTCCATATAGTGAACTGGAGTTACTAGGAAATGGTTTTGCAACTAAGACTGTAAATCCAAATCCATTTGTTGTTCTCAGTTATGTTGGTGACTCGTTTGTAGCACCTTCTGTAGATACATGGTATGACACATCTGTTGCTCCTCTAGTTACGGATGACAACACTAATGTTAATACCATCTTCCTTGCTAAGGAAGAACTACAGGATGCATTCTCCAGTCTACACAACTCATATCAAATTAACTGGATCGGTGCAAATCAGTCATTCTTTAATATCAATTCGTTTGCTGATGTAAACTCCAATGTTGCAGACTCTTCTGTCACAACAGCAGCGGTTGGTAGTTCTTCTAATATCAGTCCACAGAACAACGAAATTGGTAAAGGTCTTGCTACTAAGGGTGTAGGTTCTAGTGTTATCTCAACTGCACTATCTTTCTACGCTAGAAGTATTCCAGTACAATATAAGATTAACAGACTAAAACCAAATACTAGAATTCATGTCTTCATGGAAGGACAGAATATTGCTAGATGGGTCAACCCTGACCTGAAGTATACTGGTATTGCTGGTAACTCTCTATCTGCATTTAATGGAGAGATTACCACAGATGCTAATGGTAATGCTAGTGGTATCATTCTGGTTCCTGCTGGTAAACCACCTAGAGAAAATGCTATTTGGACAGGTAGTGTTGATACAGTTTCTTATGATTCAGATGCGAGTGAAGTAAGATTTACAACTGGTGTTAAGACTATTAGATTTACATCCAGTGATGTGGATGCTGATAAAGACACTGTAGATACCTATGCAGAAGTTAAGTTCTATGCGACAGGTATTGTTCCAGAAAATCCATCTGGGATTGTTTCTACTAGACCTGCATTCTTCAAAGCAAATGAAGGACTACAGGAAGTCAAGAGTAATACTGATGAAAAAGTCAGACCAAATCCATTTGCACAAACATTCAAGGTAGAAAACTTTGATGGTGGTGTATTTGCAACCAGTGTTGATCTGTTCTTTAGCAAGAAAGATACTAATATTCCTCTCAGAGTTTATCTAACAGATGTTGTTACTGGTAAACCTGGAAAGAATATTATTCCTGGCACACAGAAAGTTCTAGAACCAGAAACATTCTTGAAGGTTGTTGCTAATGATACACTGACCCTCAACAAAGATGAAATTGTAACAGGTGCTACATCTAATGCATCTGGTCCTGTTTCCAGATTGATTGACAAGAATAACATTGAAGTTGTACCTAGTGCAACTGGAATCTTTACTCTAACTAATGATCAGTGCTACACATTGGTTCTAAGCAACAACAATGGCACAGCATTTGTACAAGATGAGACACTCAATGTTACTAGTATCACAGAGGCAAATAATCTAAACAACACACAACTATCACTCAAGATTGCTAAGGACTCTGGCAGATTGACTGGAATGAAAGTTACCAATACTGGTAGCAACTATGATTCTGCAATCATTACTGTAGAAAGTCCACAACTTCCTGGTGGAAGTAACGCAACTGCTACAGTGAGAGTATCTGGTGGTAGAGTATATCATTCTGAAATTACTCTGCAAGGTTCTGGTTATACTGAACCACCTGCTGTTGTTCTCAGAGGAACTGGATCTGGTAATGCTGGTGCAGTAATTGAGTCTGAAATTACAATTGACACACCTGCTGTAAGAATGGGTGTTGCAATTGATGTGGCAGGAAATACAGCATCAATCACACCTACTAAGTTTGTGTTTGATTATCCAGTATACCTGGAGAATGATACTGAGTATGCACTCGCTATCGAGACAGATTCTATTGACTATGAACTATGGGCATCTAGATTGTCTGAGACTGATGTTGCTACGAGTCAGATCGTAACAACTCAACCACTATTGGGATCACTATTTAAGTCTCAAAATGCAGATGACTGGAAAGAAGATTTGTTTGAAGATATTAAATTTGTTCTAAACAGAGCAGAGTTTGATATTTCTAGAACTGCAAGTCTACTTCTCACCAACGAAGATCTAGGATATGAGGCACTAGAGTCTCATCCTATTGAAACTAATGCAGAATCTAATACAACTGCAACTTCAGATCTATTCAAGAACAACAATAATGTTGTTAAAATCTCACATAGAGATAATGGATTTGATTCTGGTAATTCTTATGTGTTCTTCAAGAATGCTGAGAATGTTGGTGGCATCACTGGATCCCAACTCAACACAGAACTATATCAAGTCAGCAACAACGGTGTAGACTATTACAACATTACATCTAATGCAAAGGCATCCGCAAATGCATTTGGTGGTGGTGATTCTGTACTAGCAACATACAACAGAAAGTTTGAAAAACTATATGCTGCAATTCCAAATCTAACATTTGGTCAAACTAAGATCGATAGTTTTATTAAGACAACAAACCTATCTCCTGTTGATGATAATGTACAAACATTTGCATCATATTCCCAGACCGACTATGAAAAAACTTTCTTGAATGAAGATTTCTTCTTCATCAATCAAAAAATAGTCGCATCTAAGATTAATGAGACTATTAATAATATTGATAATTCATTGGTGTATAAGTTAGATCTGTCCAGTACAGTCTCTTACCTATCGCCACTAGTTGATCTGTCCAGAGCATCTGTCAAGACTATCACAAATAGAGTAGAAAATCCAAGCGGTAAAGAATCTAGATTTGGTAGAAGAGATCAAATTCTATCTTTCTTCCCTGTATTTTCTATGACTGTTGCTGGAGTTGATCCTTCTGAAGTTATCAGTCTTGATCAAAGAGTCACTGGTGGTACAACTAAGGCAGAAGGTATTGTTGTCAAGGTAGATGGATCTACAGTGTTCATCAAACTAGTATCTGTAAACACATTCATTCCTCGTGAGGAACTATCATTCAGTAGTGATACATTCCAAAATACAATTACAGTTGGAGACACTGGTGTAACTAAGTTCTTATTTGAAATTCCTAATACTGTAGCACCACCAACATATGTAACAGCAAGAAACCCATCTGTTCCTGCACAAACTTATGACAATACTATTGCTGGTAAGATTGTTCTATGGAATGCAAATCTAGAGAAGTTGACTATTGTCAATGACAAACAACCACTCAACAATGATTATACTGGAAGAATTATTGATAGTCAATCATTTACTAGAAATGCTAGTGTTGATGCTCAATTAGATGACATCTTTAGAGTTGGTGATCTTCTATCTTATCCAAATCAACCTGATGATGAGTCTAGATTTATTGAAGTGTCTAGTATTGAATACACAGATGGTGTTGACTTTATCTCTGAGATTCAGTCTAAGAATAGTTCTGGTATTTCCAAGTATGTAACTAAGGAAGTTGCTATTGAGAATCCAGCAACATCTGTCAATGTAAAACTAACTGCAAATGTTAGTGACATTGAGAATCTAAAAGTTCTATTTAAAATCAAGAAGTCTTCCTCTCAGGAAAACTTCGAGGATATTGAGTGGGCATACTTCAATGGTACAGGTGTACCAGATGTAGACTTAATTGCAACATCTGAGAATGCTATCAGTGGTATTACTGAGAAGCAAGCATCATACCAAGAATTGTCATACAGTGTTGAGAATCTACCAGAATTCTCTTCATTCGCAGTGAAGATCGTTATGAAGTCTAGCAACCCAGCATTCGTTCCTAAGATTCAAGACATGAGAGCAGTTGCATCTTATTGATATGAAACACATTAAGGTGAAGAACGAAGATGGTCTGTATCGCGACTCTGATACAGGCGCAATCATAAATACCGATAGGTCTGCTTTTGAGAAATATAAAAAGTCCAGAGGAAAGTTTCAGAACATGGAGCAAGAACTGGATCATGTGAAGAGTGAACTTAATGAAATAAAATCTTTACTACAAGAATTGCTGAAGTCCAATGGTACTTAGAAACGTTCCCTCAACCGCAACATTTGAAGAGCAAAGAGTTGAAATCAACGAACTTGCTACTGATGTAGATACTCTTGCCTCTTCTGTATTAACAGCAGAATCAGATACCCTTCAAACGGTTACTGGTAGAGGATTTACCACAACCAACCCTATCAAAATTGAAAACAACGCAGCAACTGCTTTCGTTGTTGAAGATGGATCCAGCAACGAAAAATTTGTTGTAGATAGTGTTAACGGTAAAATTAATGTTGGTTCTAGTGCAGGTGGTGCTAGTGGAATCTATCTTTTCCACAACAATGCTGGTGCTACACCTGCTATTACTCTAGATGGCGCAACTGGTACTGTTACTGGTGATCTAACTGGTAATGTTACTGGTGATCTAACTGGTAATGTTACTGGTGATCTAACTGGTGATGTCACAGGTAACGCAGATACAGCAACTGCACTTGAAACAGCAAGAAACATTGGTGGAGTATCATTTGATGGTACTGCTAATATTAACCTACCAGGCGTTAATACAGGAGGTAATCAGGACACCTCTGGAAATGCTGCAACTGCAACTGCACTTCAGACTGCTAGAAACATTGGTGGAGTTTCCTTCAATGGTTCTGCCGATATCAACCTGCCTGGCGTCAATGCTGCAGGTAACCAAGATACCTCTGGAACTGCTGCTCTTGCTCAAGGATTAACGGGATCCCCAAATATCACCGTCACCGACATCACTGGTGGTGCCGCTAGTTTCAGCGATACTTTAACTATTGGTAGTGGATCTGCAGCTCCTAACGACTATGGTTTGATTGCTTATGCGGACGCAGATACTCTTTCAAACAAGTCTGCTGTATATGCTAGAAACCTTTCTGATGGTCGTAATTTTACTGGTGATAATGCTGCTGGTGCCACTACATTTGAACTTTACGCTAGTGGTTTAGGAAATTTTGGATCTGCTTCAAACTCCACGGGAAATAATGGTATAGCAGTTGGTGGTAATAACGGTTCCTTAAATGTCTACACTGACAGATATACGACAGACTGTTTCCAAATTCTTAACACATCTGGTAGTGGTACAAACATTGCACTACAAGCTTTTGGTAACGGAAAACTTAATGTTGCTGCTGGAAATCTGAGGATTGAAGATGTTGGTGATGGTACTAATTCAGTCAAAATTACAACTGACCCTGGTTCAGGAGGATCAGGATCTAAACTGATTTTTAACCTGGATAGCAGTCAAGACGCTGTTACCATTTACAATGCTGGTTTGAAAGTTGGTAGCGGTGGAACAGACAAAATTAATTTGAATGGATCTGATGGATCTATTGCAGCAGATGGCACCATCAGTGACTCAAAAGGTGATCTAAGAAAGATACCTTTTAAACAAGAAGGTAGTGCATATACTTTAGTTGCTGCTGATGCTGGTAAAGCAATTGAAGCACAAGGTAATATTACTGTACCAAATGGAGTTTTTGGTTCTGGTGATGCCATAACTATCATTAACGATACTGCTTCGGATCTATCTATTTCAATGGGATCGGGTTTAGGTAATATGTTTAATGTTGCTACTGGCACTAGTGGAAATCTAACTTTTGGTGGTAGAGGAATGGCAACAATATATTTTGTCAATAACACCACTTGTTACATTTCAGGTTCTCAATTGAGTTAAGAACATGCCTATACAACAAATGTTTCTTGGCATGGGTGGTGCAGGTCAGCAAGAAGTGACCGAAACACTCACAGCTAATTCTACTAGTGGTGGTAGTTGGACAGCTCCTGCTGGTGTAACATCAGTAAACGCTGTGTTAAATGGAGCTGATGATATACCTCAAAGCAATTTTGGTGTGACTTTGGCAGCAAGTGGCAACTATACCAGTATTGGTAATGCTCCTTCACAGGCTAGCATGAATAATGCAGTTCAATCATGGTTAAATGCTCACGCATCAACAATTAACGCTGGTGCTCCAGGTTCAAGAACTCTTACTGGACCGTTTGAAGTTTCAGTTTCTCTTGACAATGGAGATACTGTGACTATGCAAGAGTCACAAGTTTTTTATAATTCTGGTCAAAGTGGAACTGTAATTGGCACAATGGGAACCAGTTTTACTAACGCGACTCACCAAGCAAATTTTGGAAGAATTTTCCATTATTTCTATGGATTGCAAGCAACCGCTGCTGGTGTAGCTGGAAACGATGCAACAATGTTTGGATTCACTGCTGCAGGAGCACCTGTTGGGGGATCGCCAACAACCGTTACTCAAACCAATATTAGTGTTACACCTGGGCAAAGTTATAATTTTAATAGTGGTTATGTTTCACGCTCAGGTGGCGCTCCTTCTACTAGAAACGGAAGCATCGTATTGACATATTATGTGTAAACCTAAATAATATTTTAGCATGAATTTACCATGGATCCAGCAAAACTGAGAACTGAGTTTCAAAAACAGATTGCAGATGCAGAACTGAGACTCAAGAAGGCAGAAGAGGAAGTTGTCTCTATCAAGGAGTATAAACTCAAACTGCAAGGTGGTCTTGAAACATTAGATTTACTTGAGTCACCCGAACCTCCTGAGGTTGACAAACCTGCTAAATCTAAGTAAACTAACTCTGTTAAGGGTTCAAAGATAAATAGTAGAGCTTTATAAGATATAACTGATGGCAGCGATACCTGTAAATATTGTAGTTGATCGTCATGCCAACTTTGATGTGACTTTCTTCATTACAAATAAGGATGGCACTCCATTAAACATGGTGGGTTATACTGGAGAAGCTCATTTCAAGAAGAGTTATAGTGCTACATCTAGCATCCAAGTTCCCCTAGTGTTTGTGAATAGAACATCAGGTGAAATTGGTATCTCTATGACTGGCGCTGAAACGGGAGTGCTTGACCGTAGAAGATATGTCTATGACATTCTTCTAGAATCACCCCAAGGATATAAGACGAGAGTCATTGAGGGCATTGTAGAAGTCAATCCTGGAGTATCCTCCTGATGGCAGAGTATAATGTAAGAGTTGGTTCAAATACACATCGTGTTGCTCTGAGACAAAATCCTCAGTTCAACTTAGATGTTAACTACCAAATTCCAACAAAGTCAACACAGTTCACCAATCTAATCCTGGATGATATTTCAGCATCCTTTGATTGTGTGAGTAGTCCTGCTGTTGATACATTTAACCTCTCTGTTAATGGTGAGGCATATTACCCAATCAATGAACAACAACTTATTATTTCTATTAATGATGTTGTTCTAAAACCTGCGGTTGATTATATCGTTTCTAACAATCAAATTGTTTTTTCATCCGCCCCATGCGCTGGTAATAAATTCTCTGGTGTTGCACTTGTAACTACCGCAGATTTAACCAGAACACTTAACTTCGTAATTGACTCTGGATCATTCTCTATGGCGACTGGTCCAAAAGGAGATATGACCCTAGATGTCACAGGCACAATTGAGTCATGGACTATTTTTTCAGATACTCCTGGCAATATTGAGATGGACATTTTGAAAGCATCATTTGCTGACTTTCCTAATTTCACATCTATCTGTGGCACAGAACTTCCTACTCTAGGTGTTATAAATCAATTAAAGGAGGACAAGAAAAAGGACGACAACCTCTCCACATGGAATACCACTATCGATGCTGGAGACATCCTAAGGTTTGTCGTAAACTATGTTCACGACATAACTAAAGTCACTGTATCACTTAGGATCAAATTATAAATAATTAGTGGTATAAATAATCTTACAGATAGCAACGTAATCGACAGAGGACACACATGGCACTCTTAGTAACCGACAACGGCGAAATTGATTCTCTAAGAAATCTGCTGAACTATTCGCAGAACATTCCTAGGAATCTAATTCTAAAACTGTTTAGCACAGACACATATCCTGCAGAGAGTGACACTCCCTCTCAGACTAGATATTTTGAACCATACACCGATAACAACACGATCGGTTACGGTTCTGGTCCTACTACTGGATATCCTCAGGTCATTAACAACAGAACTGACCAGGACTATGTTCAGCAGTATGGTATCCTCTTGAATGGTAACCGTTGGACCATTGAAACTGAACCATCTGCAGTTACTACCGTCAATGGTGATGGTGTCTCTGGCGAATACCTGATTACTGTTGCTAGCAATACTGGTATTAAGAAGGGCGATTATGTCACTGGTGGTTCTGTCGGAACTGGTGCATATGTTGTCGATATCGACGGCACAACCCTCAACTTGAGTGTCAAAAACAGCGGTAACTTCACTGCACAACCTCTTGCTTTCGGTAAGGGTAGAACAACTGCTTCTTATCCTGAGCAGACTTTCACCTTTGATGGTCCTGCAGGTAACATCTACGGTTACTATCTGTCCCGTGCCAACAACATGCCTACCACTATTCACGGTGTGGCAGACGCAGCAACTATTGCTGCTGGTACTCAGATTTCTAAGTCTGGTGTCAGAGGAACGATTGGTAACAACTATCTAACTCTTGCTGCTGTATCTGCAGTTACTGCTGCTACTGGTACTGCTGGTGAGTTCGAGATCAGCGTTGCTTCCACTACTGGCGTTGTTGTTAACCAGCGCGTAACTGGAACTAACATCGCTCTTAACGCTCGCGTTGCTGGTATCGTTGGTACTACTGTATACCTAGACAAGCCTAACGCTGGTGCAGTTTCTGGTGATGCTACATTCAAGGCGAATGTTGCTGAAGACCTAGCACTCGGCATGAGAGTTTCTCAGAGTTCTACTCCAAACGGTATTGATGCTAACACCATCATCACTGGTATTGACTTCGAGACAGAAGACACTGACGGAACTGTAACAGTTTACTTGAACAACCTACTGATTGAAAACATTCAGGCATCTAACGGTAACGACACTGTTCTCTTTGACTTCAGCAAAGTTACTGCAACTGGTCATGGTCTAGTTGTTGGTGATGCAGTCTACATCGATCAGGGTACTGGTAACAGCACAACTACTGCTGGTACATACATTGTTCACACTGTACCTGATGCAAATACTTTCACCACTACCAAAGCAATTGATGGTACTGGTGCAGCGACTCTCTATGATGCGATCTTCTTCGCTGAGAGATTCACAAATGGTCCATACGCGATTCAAAACGCGGGTGACCAAATCAAAGTCACACTGAATGTCAGCCTCGACTGATTGGTTCAAATTGAATTCATTATTATGTGTGAGGGGATTCATTGTTGGATCCCCTTTTTTGTTTTAGTGGAGGGAATCTGAATCTATGGCAACGCATGTCTATACAACTGGTATAGATGGACCTTCTGGGTCTAGTTTTGCGCTGCGTATTTTTAGTGGTGAGAGACATTCATATTCATGGAATCCTTCGTCTATTGAACCGTTCATTGAGATTGACTACGGTTTAAATTCACTAGCATTAACACCAACTGCTTTTGTTGATGGTGGGTCCGTTAGAGACACCGAAGCAGTTGCAGTGGATGATTGGGGAAGAATCATCTACACAGACACTAACTTCCCATTCGGAACACTTAGACCTGTCAGTAATACAACTTGGACAGTTGTACATGCATGGGTTGGTACAGGTACTGTATTTGAAAGAGGCGATACTTACTATCGTCTGGTCGCTCCGTATATCGTTACGGGTACACTGCATGTTACTGGTAACACCGTTACGCACTGGGTGCCAAGCATCAAGACCGATGGTCTCTTTGGCATCCAGTCGCTTACGGATATTGCATTCTCCAAGCAAGAACTTGGAAGTGGAAATCTATTCAATATTGGTAATGGATTCTCCCTTCGTAGCAGAGCATACGAAACGCAAGGAGTTATTGAAGTTAGTGGAAATGCAGATGTTGCATTCCAGCCTAACTGGGTCGGTAGTGGTACTGTCGAAGTTGATGGTTCTGCACCTATACTTAGAACCTTCGGATACGAAGCTTCTGGAACTCTACCAGCACTCAACAGTAAGGACGAAAGAAGAACTTATTCGTACAACACATCTTCTGTTGTACCATTCGGGTATCTGGATTTTGGAACTGTTCCACTCCAGACATACCAACATATTACAAGCAACCAGACACTATCGGGAGTCAGTTCTGAGTCGATAGTTCTGGTTGATCCTGGTGTAACGGCGAGTGTTTCACCACAGTACCAAGTTGCACTGCCTATTGGTACTCCACAAAATACAATTGAATACGCTCCTATTTCTATTGGTAAGACTACCAATGAGGATTGGGGATTCATTAATGTTACTGGAACTAAATTCCCATTCGGTGTCAGCAGACTCAAGTCTGAGACACTCATCAACTTTGTTCCTAATTATGTTGTTCAGGGTGACATCTCTGTCTTTGGTGTTGCGATTGCTAAAACCAATCCAATCTGGAAAGGATTCATCATCAACAAAGTTAGTGGTGTTGCCAAAACTAACTTCAGTCTTCTACATCCTGGTTCTGGTAACCTATTCAGTATTGGTGGCGGCGAAGAAACCAGAGCATATGCATACGCAGGTTCTGGAGACCTATTCAACTTCGTCTCTACAGAAGAGAGAGTTGCTACTGATTATGTTGGATCTGGTGGTATTGAATTCAGCAATGCTGCACATGTCAGCTTCGCACCTAACTGGATCTCTGAAGGTGTCATTGATGTAACAGGTGCTGTATCTGACATCAAGAGAACATTTGCTCAGGATGAAGTTGGTAATCTATTCGTCTTTACTGGTGATGCATACCACGAAAGACGCACTTACGATTACAACGATTCTTCTATCTCGTTCTTCAGATACGAGAACTTTGGATTCATTCCATCCAGTGCATCTATACAGACTATTTCTGGTCCTCAGACTATATCAGGAGAGTCTACAGATCCAGTTGTAAGAATCGAGAATACTGTAACGGTCAATCCAACATTCAGGCTCGTCTTGAATGCAAATACCGTTCCAACTACGGTATACGATCACGGTACTATTACCGAAGGTTACTCTGGAAACATCGACTGGGGCTTCATCAGTCAGACAGTTACCAACTATCCATTCGGTAAGTTCCTTTACAACGGTGCTGCTCACACTAACTTCTCCCTCAGACACATTGGTGACGGTGAAGTCATACTTAGTGGTGAGGGTAGAGCAAGAGTCAATCCTCAATGGTTTGCTGAGATTCAAATCGAAGTCTTCGGTGGTGAGGAGTACAGTCTCACTAAGACTTATGTTGGACGCGGTGACCTGTTCAACTTTGTATCTACAACAGACAGCAGAGCATTTGCATACCAAGGCGAAGGTCAGATCTTTGCAATCAATGGTGCTGCAGAATCTGCAACCTTCAGCGAACTCAAGGATGGTCTATTCGAGTTTGTTGGTGCTGCTCATGTATCCTTCTCTCCCAACTGGATTGTCGAGGGATCCATCAAAGTCGATGGTACACCATCTTCTGTTCTCAGAACATTTGCTCAGAACGAAGTCAGCAATCTGTTTGTATTCGAGGGAGATGCTTATCACGAGCGTCGTACCTACAGCTACAACGATTCTTCTATTGGGTTCTTCGATTACGAGAACTTCGGATTCCTTCCATCTACAGCATCGCTTGGAAGTATTACAACTCCAACTATTCTCTCTGGAACTTCTTCGGATCCAGTTATCAGAATCGAGAATGGTGTCACTGCGGTAGTAGATCCTCAGTATCAGATTATCCTAACTGCAAATGCAGTTCCAACACTAACTCTAGATCATGGAGTTATTACAACTGGACACTCTGGTACAATCGATTGGGGATTCATCACCCAGACTGTTACGAACTATCCGTTTGGCAAGTTCCTACTCAACAGTGCAACTCGTACCAATTTTGCTCTCAGACATATTGGTTCTGGTGGACTCAAGATATTTGTCGATGGTCGCGCAAGAGTCAATCCTCAGTGGGTTGCAGAGATCCAGATCGAAGTCAATGGTTCTGCACACAGCAGTCTTTCCAAGGTATTTACTGGAGAAGGAAGAATTCCTTCGTTTGTTGGAAAAGACGAGCGCAGAACATTTGCATACGAAGGCGAAGGTCAACTATTTGGTCTTGGCGGTCTTGTCGAAAGCGTCAGCTTCAATCCAGACGAGAAGCAGATGCTCTTCTCCTTCTTTGGAGACGCAGGCGAATCGTTCGTACCAAACTGGAATGGTACTGCTCGCGCAGAAATTTTTGGTACTGCAGAACCAGTCCTCAGAACATTTGGTTATCAGACAGAAGGAAGTCTGTTTGCAGTCAGTGGCAGCGCAGAAAGAAGGACCTACCACTACAACGATTCTTCTATCAACTTCTACCAGAAGAGAGACTATCAGGGTCTTCCTGCTTCTGGTCAAATTACCAACATTGCAACCAGTCAAGTTCTTACTGGAAGTGCTCCAACTTCAATCATTCAGATTGGATCTCCTGGAGCAGGTGTTGTTGCAACAGTTCAAAATACATTCTCCATCAATCCTACTATTGGTTCTGTTGTTACAAGCAGTGTCGATTGTGGATTTATCACAAGCGAAAACAACGAAAGAACTGTCAGGGAAGACTACGGATTTACTTCCTACCCTGCTTCTCTACTCAGCAAAGTATCCGAATACCCATTCGGAAGAATCTCCAATCTTACCAGCGACTTCAGACAAGTCAAGACAAACTTCAGTCTGTTGCACATTGGTTCTGGATCTCTATTCACTCTTGTATCTACCACTACCAGACTTGCACCAGTATACATTGGTTCTGGAAGACTATTTGGATTTGGTGGAGCAGTCGAGTCTGTTGGAGCAACACCACCAGCAGAGACATTCACTTACAAGTTTACTGGCACAGCAGACGAGGCATTTGCTCTCGGATACACTGGTCATGTCGATCTCAGGGTTTTTGGTACAGCAGACGAGAGAGCAGCAACCGACACTCTCAGACAAGTCGATGTCGAAATCAGAGGTGGAGCGAAATTCAGATTTGCACCAAATTGGAATGGTTCTGGTCTACTATTCTCTATCGGAGCAAGTTCCGAAGCAATTACAATCGATATTCCAGCGTTCCAGGCAGATCTGGAACTCAAGGGAACCGCTGGAATCAGATCCACAATTGTCGAATCCTTCACTGCACACACCAAACTATCTGGTATCGCAGTCGAGAAACAGACAGACAACTATGTCGGTCAAGCAGATCTTCGTGTATTCAACGAATCTGTTGTACCAATTATTACTCTGTCTCACTTTGGCGAAGGTCGCATCTTCGCACTCAGTGGAGCAGCAGAGTCCTTCACTGCAAATCCAGAAGAGAAGACTGCACTATTCTCTCCAGTTGGTGCAGCAGATGTACGAGTTGCTCGTGCAGAATCCTTCACTGCAAACATCAAACTATCTGGAACAACTGCACCAGAAATCCTCACATTTGCAGAGCAACCATTTGGTACAGTATCTGTATTTGGAGCAGCATCTTACAGAATCGTCGATGTTCACCTTGGCGAAGGTACTCTATTCAGTATCGGTCAAAGTGCGGAAGCAATCACAATCAGAATCCCTGCATTCCAGGCAGATCTGGAACTCAAGGGTGCTGTTGCTCAAAGACGCACATTTGGCGGCAATATTGGGTTCGGAAATCTATTTGTTTCTGGAACAACTGCACCAGAACTACTTACATTTGCAGAGCAACCAGAAGTACAAGTCGAAGTATTTGGAGTTGCAGAAACTCCAAGAGCTCGTGCTTACTCTGTCGAAGGTTCTATCTTCACAGTTGGATTTACCAACGAAGCAATTACCAGAAAACTACCTGCATTCCAGGTAGACATTGCATTCCGTCCAGACAAAGCAGGTCTTCGTGCTGGTTACAGAGAAGTCAGTCAGGGTGGAACCATCCTGTTCTCTGGAGAAGTATCAGAACCAATCCTCACATTTGCAGAGCAACCAACAGTATTCGTCGATATCACAGGTGTTGGCGGAACAACCAGAGCTCGTGCATACGAAGCTGATGTCTTTATTGGTCACTTTGGTGGTGCTGCTGAGAGTATTACTCTCAAACTACCAGAGTTCCAGTCAGATATTGTATTCCGTCCAGAAGCAGCTGTACTCAAAGCAACATTCGCAGAAACTGTATTTGCAGATTCTATTGTACGCGGCGAAGCAAGCATCAAGTACATTCCAAACTGGATTGGTTCTGGTGCTGTCAATCTATTTGTTTCTACAGAAACAAGTCTCACCAAGATCTACATTGGTACTGGTTCACTCAAGAAATTCTCTGGTGCAGCAGAATCTGTCACATTCAATCCAGAAGAAAAACAACTACTGTTCTCCTTCTCTGGTCAGAGAATCGCAGAGAAAGTTACCTTCAATCCACCAGAAGAAGGAGCACTTCTCGACCTCACTGGAGATGTATTCGAGAGATTTACACCAAACAATATTGGTACTGGTACAGTATTCACATCTGGTGTATCTACAAATTCTCTTACCAAGATTTACATTGGCGACGGTCAACTATTTGGTCTTGGTGGTGCAGCAGAATCTGTCACATTCAACCCAGACGAGAAAGAAGCACTCTTCGATTTTACTGGTGTTGGATTTATCAGATCTACAAGATCTTACATTGGAGATGGTTCTCTATTCGCAGTCAACGGTGCTGCAGAATCTACTGTTGTCCTACCACCAGCAGAAGGACTATTCAAATTCAGCGGTCTTGCTACAGAAAGAACATCCGCAGTCGAGACGGGCGGTGGTATTCTATTCAACTTCGTTACCAGCATCGAGCGTCGTACATTTGCACACAGCACGACAGGCGCACTTGATATTTCTGGTATCGCTGACATTGCAAGAGCAATTGATTACACTGGATTTGGTAATCTGTTTGCAGTTAATGGTGCTGCTGAGTCTACAACAAATAGAATCACTGTTGAAGGTGACATTGCATTCAGTGGCGATGCTAAGGTTGTCGCTACTAGAAGATTCATTGGATCTGGAAATCTATTCGGATTCGACAGTGCAACTGAGTCTAGAACAATCGCTGTTTCTGCGAGAGCAATCTACGACTTTGTTGGTGCTGCTCGCCAGAGATTCACGAGAACTGTTACATCTGATATCAATCTTGAGATCTCTGGTTCCGCAGTTGAAAGATTCAGCAGAGGTGCATGGATCACTACTGGTCAAGTTACGATTGTTGGAGATACTCAACACAGCTTTACTCGTGTCGTATCTACATTCGGAACTGCGAGGGTACTCAACAAAGATGTTGTTCCTGTACTCACCAGAAATTACTTCACTACTGATGGGAACATTGATGTTAATGTTCTCACGACATACAAGAGAATTATCAGATACTTCGGTCATACAAATATCGAAGTCGATATTTCTACTAAGTATGTTGCTCCATTCCAATTCTACACAGGTAGCACCGACGCAATTGTATTTGGTGAATCGAGAATTAAGTTTGTCCAGGTAACACCTCCAAGATCTTATGGATGGATTATCTAATCCTATAAATACAAATGATATCTAAAAAACACTGATGACAACTCAGGTTCAATTTAGAAGGGGTACTACAGCCGAACACGCACTGTTTACTGGTGCTGAAGGTGAGCTTACAATTGATACCGATAAGAATATGGCCGTCATTCATGACGGTAGTACGACTGGCGGTTTTGATGTTTTTAGAGCTAGATGGGAATTAATTAATTCTAGTCAAGTTCTCGGAACCTCACTCAGATATCTTGTAGACTCCTCAAGCGGTCCCCTAACACTTACGCTCCCTCTCTATAATAATCAACTTGTCCCAAAAGCAGGTGATGTTATAGAGTTTATCGACGTAAAGTTCACATGGGATATAAATAATATTACTATTGTGGACCCTATCGGCAGACAGTTTCAAAATACTTTTGGAGTAGTTGATTCTCCTCTAGTTTTTGATCTGAAAGGCGCAAGTGTTCAGTTAATATGGGAAGGCAGTTACTGGAGGGTAATCGTATCATGACGATGTATATCAGCGATAGTTACAGAACTTCTGGCGGCGGCAGTGGAGGCACTGGCGGTGGTGGAGGTTTCTCTGGTAATAGCTATGATTTGGGTAATGACTTTACTATTCACGCTCTTCGCAGAGATGAAGATGGTATGCTTCGCTACACCAAAATCAGAAGTATTGATGATGAGGTTATTGATTTCCACAGACTTGATGGAACTCCTTACCTAGATATTGCGACTGGATTGTATGATTACGTAGAAGAAACTACGGAAGACAAATCATATGTCAATGATCCACAGGATAAATATCAACAGTATAGATTTGATAGTAGGAAAATTACCTACTACATCGATGATGATGGATATTTTGTTATCCGCTTTAACGAAGCATACGATTATACCACCGAAGGACCTAAGTAAAGGAAAACACAAATGGCAGATTTTAGACTTGGAAGACTAAAATTTAACTGGCGCGGTGATTGGGCGGCTGATACTGCCTATGTCATCGACGACATTGTTAAATTTGGTGCTAACACTTATGTTGCAACCGCGAACCATACTTCGGTCTCAACGGCGGCACAATGGTACTCCACTGATGTAGGCAACTGGTCGTTGCACACAGAGGGTATCTACAATACTGGTGACTGGGCAACAGCCACTTTCTATAGATTGAACGATATTGCCAAGTATGGTAATGTTCTCTATAGATGTACTGTTCCTCACACCGCTGGAGCTAACTTTGATCCTGCAAAGTTTGCTGATTATCTTGATGGTCTAAAGTTTGAAGATACTTGGGACGCAAGCACTGAATATCAAAAAGGTGATATTGTAACTTACGGTGGTTACTCATACATCGCACTATCGACATCCACAGGTATTCAACCCAACAATGGTCTTGGCACCACTTGGGAAATCCTAACAACTGGTTTCAAGGTTGTTGGTAACTGGGATGCAACTACAACATACAAGCCTGGTGATGTTGTCCTTCTAGGTGGTAACTCGTATGTTGCAAAAACTACTAATGTAAACTCTTCTCCTGCTGCTCCTGGTCAGACTGATTGGGACTTCATCGTCGGTGGTTTCACATGGAGAGGAACTTGGGATACAAGCACAGTTTACTTCCCAGGTGACGCAGTTTCTAGAAACAGCAACTCCTATATTTGTGTTGCTCAATCTCAAGGTAATACACCAGAAACTGACACCACTGGTCAATATTGGAATTCCCTAGCACAAGGTGCTCAGGCGAATGTTCTAACCACTGCTGGTGATATCCTATATCAATCTGGTGCTGGTCCTGCAAGACTACCTATCGGTAACGACGGTACAGTTCTAACAGTTGACGCTGATACTGGATTCCCTGCATGGAAAAAGAATCAGGTAACTCAAAAAGTTTATTATGTTACTCAAGAGGGTAGCGATAGCAATACTGGTGAGAACATCACAGAAGCATTCGGAACTCTTCGTCACGCTGTTGACAGCGTAAGTGGTCCTGCAACAATCTATGTTAAGGCAGGTACTTACAATGAAATTCTTCCAATGCGTGTTCCTGAGGAAGTATCCATTGTTGGTGATAACCTCAGAACCACTCGCATTACACCTAGACAGGGTGAACCTTCTACAACGATTGAACTAGATCTTGCACAGGTTCCTGATGCTCAGTATAAAGTTCTTGGTTCTACCGTAAACTCTGGTGACGGTTCAAAAACTGGTGAAGTTATTGATGTTAAGGATGGTGGTTCTACTATCGTTCTTAAGATTCAAGGATTTGTTGGTCACAGAAATGGTGACGCATACAACCTACTCAAAGCAAATACATCTTTCCTTGTAAAGGAAACACTTGCTAAGGCAGCTGCTGGTGGTGTTTCACTTTCATATCCACCTGGATCTGATCAAACTCAGTTTGAAAATGACCTAACTCTAATCATTCAGGACATTTATAGTAACCTTGGTTATGGTGGTAACGATATAATCTATGACAGAGTTGATACTCAACTAACTAACAACTACTGGAATGGTGGTGAAGCTGAGGTCATTTCGATTCTCGGTTACATGAACCAGATCGCATATGACATCATCAACAATGTTCCTGTCACTGTAACTGGATCCCATGGTATTACACAGGTAATTGATAACACAATTACTAGCGATCCTAATGGTTGTGCTGCAATCGAAGCAGCAATCGCTGCATTGATCCAAGTAGTTACTGATGGTCTTACTGCTGGTAACCTCAGTGGCGTAACTAGAACTGCTAACAGCAGTCTCTGGACAACTTCTGACACCTATGAAGCTGGTGCAACTGACATTGCTATCAATGGTGTTTCAATTGTTAATAACGAGCACGCAACAATGTTCTTGCTCGGTAACAAGACAATGTTGAAGGATCTTGTTATGGATGGAATGAGCGGTTTCGTTCCTTCCACTTCTGATCCTAAGGACATGAACACCGCAACTGTTAAGGGTGTTTATGTAAGACTTGATCCTAATTCACCAATTACCAAGTCTCCTTATGTTTCTCAGTGTTCCTCCTTCGGTGGTACTGCAACTGGTGCAATTATCGATGGTGATGTTCACGCTAAGTGGGACGGCACTGCAACTCCTTCTAACAAGTCAATTGTGTTTGACTCATGGACTCAAATCTATGAGGAAGGTGGTGTTGGTTTCTGGGTAACAAATAACGGTGCATCTGAAATCGTTTCTTGCTTTACCTACTACGCACACATCTCTTACACTGCTACTAGAGGCGGTAGAATTAGATCTCTTGCAGGTAACTCTTCTTGGGGTGTATATGCTATCGTTTCTTCTGGTTTCAACCAGAACGAAGCAACACTTCAAGGACAGATCGATGGTCTACAACTACAGTATGATGTAGCAACCATTACTGCTGGTCCTGGCGGTGATACTATTTGGTCGAATGATGAGAGAATCGTCGGTCTAACTTCTGGAGCAATTGGTGAGATTGTTTCTGTTCAGGCAGGTGTTTACAAGATCCTTTACAGACCACTTAAGGGAACTTTCGTACAGGGTGAAGTTATTAGTGGTCAAACAACTAATGTTTCAGCAAACTTAGACAGTAATGCAGATGCAGTTGGCGGACAAAACGGATTCGTTCTTGTTCTAACTGGTCTAACTGAGGCACCAAAGCCAGGTGGTTCTATTGAATTCATCACTGGTCCTGGTGGACTTGGTGAAGAACCATTCACCTTTGTTGTTTCTAACTCCTCTTACAATGCACCTCTAGGGTATGGTACTCTAACGGTTGCTAGAGGACTACTTGGTTCTGCAGCTGCAACTCATGATGGTTTGGAGAGCATCACCAGATATCAGTATGGTGATCCAACTACATTGAGTGCTGCAATTAACAACCCAACTGAAACTACAATCTTTGTTTCTTCGATTAGTGGATTCTCTATTGGTGCATTCCTAGTTGTAGAAGATGAGATGATGAGCATTACCTCCTTCCCAACTGCAACTTCTATGGAAGTTGTCCGTGGAGTTGAAGGAACAAATGCTATCGCTCACAACTCTGGTTTAACAGTTCGTTCTATTGAAATTAAAGTCGTTGGTCAAACAGATACTCGTAGAGATCTTGATAGCAGTCAGCAAGACATCAGAGTTACTGATGCTTCTGGTTTCAACCTCAATGACTTTATCAAGATTGATAACGAATTCATGCAGGTCAGCAATGCTCAGACAGATACCACTGGTACTGTTCTAGTTGTTCTTGCTGCTGAAAAACCAACCAGAACATATGATGGTCAGGGATATAAGATTAGATATTCCTACTCTCAGGTGCGTCTAACTGGTCATGACTTCCTGAACATCGGTAGTGGAACCAAGACACAAGTTAACTGGCCAGGTGAACCACTCGTACCACCTGCTCCAGGTAACGAAGTTACTGAAGACTTCCCAGGTCGCGTATTCTTTGTTTCTACTGACCAAGACGGCAACTTCACTGTTGGTCGTTACTTCAGAGTTAACCAGGCAACTGGTAGCACAACCCTGAACGCTTCTTCCTTCGACCTATCTGGTCTATCGTCCTTGAGACTGGGTTCCATTGGTGCTCAACTTGGTGAAAGTATCACAGAATTCTCTTCTGATGTTACTCTCTCCGCTAACAGCAACCAAAAGGTCCCAACTCAGCGTGCTGTTAAGACATATGTTGATAGCACGAGAACCACCAAGGGATATGTGTTCTGGGCAGGATCGATTTGATCCCCATTTTATAAATATTATCGAACTTACTTTCTTTTAGACACACCACAAGGAGAAAACAATGGCTTCTGGAATTCTGGGGACTCAATCTTCCCTAGCTGCGGCAACATTAACAACTGTATATACCGTTCCTGGTTCTACAGTTTCGTACCTCAACCTTAATATGGTCAACACAAATGCTACACCTGTTAGCGTTCGTATTGCTTTAGCTGCAACCGACACACCCGTACCTGGCGAGTACATTGAGTACAACGCTGAGATTGGTGGTTACGGCGTTTTGGAGAGAACTGGTATTGCACTTGATGCAACCAAAAAAGTTGTAGCATTTGCTGATACAACTGGCGTCAGTATCTCCGTTTACGGTGTTGAAGAAACCGCTTAATTTTTTCAATAAATAAACACATAGGAGTATAAAGACCCATGGGACGAGTATTAACACCACCATCTGATACTAGAGAGACTCTCGCAGTGACCTCTAATCATAATGTCTTAGCAGGACAGATCCTGCTACTTGACACAACTTCAGCAGTTTTTGATTTGACTTTGCCAGCTAACCCAAGAGTAGGTGACAGAATCAATCTAATTGACGCTGCTGGAAACTGCGGAAATAATAAAGTAAATGTCTTACGCAACGGTCATAAGATCGCTAACTTAGCAGAGGACCTTGACTTTGATATCAAGAATGCATCACTAGAGCTAATCTACACAGGTTCTGCTTTTGGTTGGTCGATTCTATCTAACTGATAAACTAACAGAGGGAACACTAGAATGTCAAGTTTAAGAGATCTTCTAGATGTGCCATCACTGGATAACTTACCCGTCCAGACGTATTTGGGTCCAGGAGCACATCAGTATCTATTCAGAGGAAACCACTGTTGGTCCTACGGTAGCAGTCATGACTATGACTACAACCGTTACAGGTGGTGCGTCCCAAATGAATGCATTTGTCGCATCAAATGGGAACTTTGGGGTGGCGGCGGTGGCGGCTCAGGTACATGCTGCTGCTCTATCGCATGGTCTGGACACTCGGGACAGTATATGTCTTGCACACTGTGTGCTGAAGATATGGGCGTGTCTCAATTGGATGGTTGCTGCTACGATATTTGCGTAGCATCTGGTACATGTCGTCACCCATCTAGAGGTGGTTTCGACGGTTGTAAGTCCTATGTCCAGGGTCCTGGATTATCTGACTTCTGTGCTTGTGGTGGATGTCACGGATTTAACTGCTGTCACTGGGTTAATTCTTACTTCTCTTGTAGAACAAGGAAGAACGAAATCGGTCCTGCATGTAACAGATGGCAGACTGATCACTATCCTGCTAATAATGGTGAAGTCTATAGAGGGTGTGAAGCTAAAGGTAAGTTCTTCTGGGGTAACCTAGATTCCTATATTCATTATGATTGTAACCCAGGTTGTGGTAACTGGTGTCATAAGAAAGACTACCACCCAGTTGCTCCTATGTTCGGTGCTAGATATGGTATTCACCATGTCCTTCGTCGTCCAGAGATGCACTCCTGTGGTAGAAGAGCTACATTATGGTTGACTGGTAATAATGGTGGTTTCTCCAGTTCCTGCCATAGAAACGGTCCTCCTGGTTCTGGTGGTGTTTCTGCTCAGGTATACGGTGGCGGTTGCTGCTGTTCTTCTGAGGGTGCTCACGGACTCATTAGAGTCACACTTTTCTGCAAATCTTAATCACGGGGAGTAATGGCAAATCTTAGAAGTTTAATTGGTCGAGAGTACGCAAGTACATTGGACAACACCATTGGTGAAGTCGGTGCTCTCGACATGAATAACGAAGGAAGAGTATTCCTTTTCCGTGGTTATTGTGGTGAAGGTAACTGTGATAACAGCTATTGGAACTACTGCTTGCAGCACTGGTGCGTTCCTTGTGGTACTACCCAAGTAACTTTCGAGTTATGGGGTGGTGGCGGATCTGGTGGTGGCGGTTGCTGCTGTCAGCAAGGTTTCCCTGGTGGTGCTGGATCTTATGTAAGAAAGACTCTAGAGTATCCACTAGTACAAGGTGGTTGGTGTTATTCACTCTGTGCAGCGCCTCCTACATGCTGCTCACGCTGCTGCTGTGGTATCACAGGTTGTAAGACATGGGTCCAAGGTTGTAACTTAAGTAACCTTTGTGCAGACGGTGGTCTTCCTGGTAAGACTTGCTGCTATGCATTCTGGAGCAATGAGTTTAGATGTAAGGATAAAGTTTCCTTTGATGGTTGTGGTGGATGGAGTCTACATAACTGCTGTGCTTGTGCATACGGTGGAGACTTTATGGCAGGCGGCAAACCTAGTTGGTTTAGAACCTCCAACTCCTCTAGTAACTGCTGGGCAAAGGCAGGATTCGCAATTCCTTACGGTCTAGTTGCTAACGGTCCAACTTATCAGACTGTTAACTATTCTGGTGAAGCATGTCACCATGAATACATGATGTGCCGTGGTACTACACCATACGCATTCAATGTCAACTGTGGTGGTAGATCAGGTATCCCTGGTAAGGGTGGTCCTTCTGCAACTTCTTGTGGTGGCGGTTGCTGCTACGGTAGAGGTGGTGCATCTGGAATGATCAAAATCACATATTGCTCTTGCTGGATTCACGGTTCTGACCGTAGATCTGACGGCAACCAAGCATGTTCCTGTTTCTTCTACAACTGATAAATACTGGAGGATAGTAAAGCACAATGTCAAACCTTAGAGACTTACTCGGTATTGTATCAGAGGAAACCCTGAAAGCATCAGCGGCACCTGACGATACAACGAAGATCGCAAGACTTCCATCCGAAGGATACTGCGTCCAATATATCACTGCATATTGTGGTGCTACATGTTCGGAGTATAGTACAAATTACTACTACATGCAGTACCCTAACTGGTGCGTTCCTAATGGTGTCTGTGACATCATCTTTGAACTCTGGGGCGGCGGTGGCGGCGGCGGTTCTTCCTGCTGCTGTTCACGAGGCGTTCCCGCTGGATCTGGTGCATATGCATACAAGCGTCTAGTCGGTAGTCAGTATGCTGGTTGCGCTTACCAAATCGAGGTTGGAGAACCTGGATGTGGTAGAATGGGATGGCAGTGTGGAGATCCTGGAAACTATACATCGATCTCTGGTCCTGGTTTGTCAAACTTCTGTGCAGATGGTGGTCCAGCAGGATGCTCTTGCTGCTTCCTCTGCTGCTGCACCTCTAATTACATCAGTCTATCTAACTGCCCTTATGGATGCTGTGCTTGCTACTATGGAGCAGACGGCGGTTCTAGAGGAGTCCCTGGATACACATACATGTGGTGTTATAACAATCACTGCTGGAACAAGCAGATGATTGCTTACCCAGGCGGTCTAGTCAACGGTAAAGGCGGTTGGTTGCCTGGTAACCAATGCGAAAACAGTGGTTGTGGTTATTGCCTAATGCATTGGGCGGTAGACCAGCTAAACTGGGGCGGTGGACATAGTGAAACTAACTATGTACCTGGCGTCGGTGGTGCTTCTGGTTGGACTTGTGGCGGTTGCTGCCATGGTCAGAACGGTAACCCAGGTATGGTTCGCATCAGTTACAAGTACGACGAGAACTTGTAATCATATAAATACATTCAGCATAGGTCAAAGTCACTTTCCTTATTAGATATGGCATTCACAAAAGCATTTACATACAAACTCCCAGATGAGTATCTGGCGCAGACTGATAATCTCGGGTTGACAGCGGATTGGACCTACGAAGGTCCTAGATTCCTCTTTGTTTTTGTTAGCCGCGAGACTAACAGATGGAACCCATCTCAGTCATGCATTCCTTTCACCCGCACACCAACTGCGGAAGAAACTGAGCAGGCAAATGTTCGCGCTGGTCAAGACCAGAGAGCAGTTCTGATTGACATGCAAACTGCGGATGACGCAGAAGCAGTAATCGGATCAATCCTGTTTGGTAAGGACACTGGAAAAGCAGGTGGTTATCCTCAGAAAGAGTATAAACTCGCTGGAGATGACACTGTATACTACGAGCGTCCTAATCCACAGTCTCCTGATCACACCTATGCCGCTGATGAGATCGAGTACGACCCAGCAACTGAAAAGTTTGTGACTCCACTTCCATGGTTCAAGCCTTGGATCACTATGGAGCAGCACAAAGCAGCGCGTGACGGTCTTCTTGCAGATGCTCAAGCAAATCTTGACGCAGAAGCAACTGAGAACGGTGGCAACGGAAACTTGACTGATGAGATGAGAGCAAAACTTCAAGCATTCATCGCTGAACTTGAAGGTCTATACACCAAGTTCTCTCCAGAAGATGGTTGGGGTCCTCACATGATTCCATTCCCAGATGATCCTAGAACTGACTGGATTGATGGTTATGACTATAGAGTTACCGACTATGATGAACTAGTCGCTTCTTCTACAGGTCTTCCTAAGGCATCAGTAGATAAAGCAGAAGCTACCGAAGAATAAGTTGATAGATACACAATAATGTGTTAATATGAGGGGCGGGAAACCGCCTCTTTTTTATTGCATAAATACTTACGAATTCAAAGAATTCTATATTATTCTGTTTGATACTGACACTATTATGAGACCCAAATCATTTTTCATAAATGGTGGAGCAGGACGTGTAATTTGCTCCATCCCTGCACTTGAAAAATACCAAGAAGAACACCCAGACGAAGATTTTGTAATTGTCTGTGAAGGTGGAACGGATTTTTTCAAAGGTCATCCTACACTCTACGACAAAGTGTTTGACCATTGGCACAAAGGATTGTTCCAAGACAAAATTAAACACACAGATATTCAGACTCCCGAACCATACAGAGTTTGGGAATACTACAACCAGAAATGCAACCTGTCTCAGGCATTTGATATTTGCATTAATGGAAAAGGAATTAGAGAACTACAGCGTCCTAAGATCAAACTCTCTCGTGAAGAAGAGATTGCTGGACTGTTTATTGTAGAAGAAGTTCGTCAGCGCACCAATAAGAAAAAGACTGTTGTCTTCCAACCTTTTGGTCGTGGTGTTAACACTGCTGGTAATATTATCGCTGATAATTCTGGTAGGAGTTTTGAGTACAGTAACACTATCAACATCATCAAAAAACTTCAGAAAAAGTATTCTGTTGTTTTGATCTCTGAGATTGAGATTGATTTTGAGAAGGAAGGTTTTACTGAAACTGTCTCGCATCCTAAGCAGATGCCTCTGAGAAATCTTGCTGGTGCTATCAAAGCAGCAGACTTGTTCCTCGGATGTGATAGTGTCGGACAACACATTGCATATGCATTCGACACACCTTCTGTCGTTGTTGTCGGATCCACCTTTGGTGAAAACATCAGTTATCCTGACTATGAGAAATTCTCTGTCATGGATATGGGTGGTGATCTCCGTGTTTATGATCCGATTCGTATTTCTATTGATGAGTATACGAGTCGCAACAATGATCGTATCATGGCGATGAATGACAAAGTTGAGAATGCTATTCTCAAAGAGGTTGATGTATACATGAATAAGTATTACAAGAAACCTACCTTTGAGGTAAAACTACCACAGGAAATGATGCAACCTCTTGGACCATCTCCAGAACAAATGGCGGAGATGCAGAAGAGTATGCCTACTCCAACCTTTAGTGGTAACGGAAAGAAATCCAACAACCCAAACCTAATTCCTGCACTAATGAGTGAGGCAGGAGTTACACCAGATCCACTGAAGAGTGTTACTGGTTTTAAATCATCTAAGAAGTGAGGTATTAAAAAATGATTATTCTTGCAGTTGCTCGTGGTCACAATGGCAGCACGACACTCATGGTTGATGGTGAGATTGTTTTTTACTTAGAAGAAGAACGCCTATCTCGCTTCAAATATGATGGTGCTCCATTGATGGGTATGCTCAAAGCATTTGAGTATGTTGATCACATTGATCACCTAGTTGTGTGTCACACCCACCGTGACGGTCCTCAACTCGATTGGACAGGCGAGGACATGTATGAGGGTCTAGTTCGTAAGATCGCTCGTAAGCGTTTTGAATTCAAGACGCACTATATTGATACTACACACCATGAAATGCACGCTGCATGTGGTTTCTATAACTCTGGTTTTGAAACTGCTGCATGTGTTATTGCTGATGGTGCTGGTAGTTTCCTCAGGATGGAAGCAGTTCCTGATACTCTGTATGAGTTTGAGACTATTTTCCAAGCATCATATCCTGATGACTTTGATACAGTCTGGAAGCACATCGGAACCAAAGCTGCTATTGGATTCCATGAACCAGAACCTAATCACTATGTGACTGAGTATCCTGGTCATACTAAGATGTATGAAGCAGTAACTCAATACTGTGGATTCCCTGCTATTGAAGCAGGTAAACTCATGGGTCTTGCTCCATACGGTAAACCAAACGACGAACTACCTTCCTTCTTTAAGGATGGTTGGGGTAACCGTGACTTGATTGTTCCTACATATCCAAACGCTGCAGCTATCAATACTGAGCGTTTCCCTATCCTCAAGCAGGATTCTCGTGAACATATTCGTGGAGAAGCAATCCCACAATATACTGACATTCAGAAAGACATCGCATATAAGATTCAGGAAGAAACTTCCGATCGTATGTGTGACTTGATCGAGAAAGCAGTTGAGATTACTGGTGAGAAAAACATTGTTGTATGTGGTGGATACGGTCTGAACTGTGTTGCTAACTACAAGTATTGGCAGCGTTTCCCTGACCTGAACATCTATTGCGAACCTATCTCTCATGATGGTGGCACATCTATTGGTGGTGCAAAATACATCTATCATCAGGTGAGTGAGAACGAAAAACCAGAACCACAGGCATCTGTCTACTATGGTCCTCAGTATGATATCAATACATACGAAAAAGAACTAGAAGGTCTAGATGTTACTGATGCATCTTATGAGTCTGTAGCACAATTGATTCGTGATGGTAATATCGTCACCATCTATCAAGGTCGCTCTGAGGGTGGTCCTCGTGCTCTTGGTAACCGTTCTATCTTGTTTGATCCTACTATCCAAGATGGTAAAGATCATGTCAATGCAGTCAAGCGTCGTGAGTGGTTCCGTCCATTTGCTTGCTCTATTAAGGCAGAGAAAGTTCATGATTGGTTTGACCTAGCAGGTCGTGAAGAGACTCCTCACATGATGTATGCAGTCAAATGTCATGATGGTGTGGAAGAGAAAATTCCTTCCGTTATTCATGTTGACAACACTTGTAGAATTCAAACAGTTACACCAGAGCAGAATGAACACTACTACAATCTCATTGATGCATTCGATAAGATTGCGGATGTACCTATTCTGTTTAACACTTCTTTTAATTTGGGTGGAGACCCGCTGGTCGAGACAATCTCAGATGCAATCGACACTCTGAGTCGTAGTCGAATCGAGTATATGTATCTTCCAGAAATTCAGAAGTTGGTGAAAGTTCCTAATGAGTGATCACTTTGATGATATCGTGGAGATTGATAATTTTATTTCTCCACGGTACGCCGAGCACTTAAAACAAACGGTGATGGATGCAAAATTTCCTTGGTATTTTAACCGAGACATCACATCACCACTGTGGTTCTGGCAACAGAATCATTTGAACGACTCCACCCTTGAGGTGGAGGAGTCTTCCTTTACTGGGTTCATGCACATCCTTTGGGGTAGAGAGGGAAAAGAATCGGATTTTTATGATATCTTCGTTCCCCTTCTATATTCAATGGAAGAAAAAATCAATATGACCATCGCGGAACTTGTTCAATTAAGATTGGGTCTCTTTACATTGAACACGAACCGTCAACCATATCATGTTCCACATGTGGATTATCAAGATGATGGATTGAAATACACGGCAATCTATTATCTAAATGATAGTGATGGTGATACTTATTTCTTTAATGAATTTCTAGATCCAAATATCAAGAGATTTATTAATGGGTATGATCCCAGTCTCTTTACTGTTGCAAAATCAGTCAAACCTAAACAGGGGAAACTGGTATTGTTTGATGGTAGAAGATATCATGCAAGCTCTTATCCAGAGAGCACTCCCGAACGAATGGTTTTGAATATTAATTTTGCTCCTGTATAATTATGGCGTGGATACTTGGTGTAAATCGATCTCACGATGGTGGTATTACTTTATTGAAAGACAATAAAGTTGTTCTTTCAATTCAAGAAGAAAGACTTACTCACATCAAATATGATAATGAGTGTTTCTATTCCTTGGATAAAGTTTTAGAGTACACAAAAGTAATCGATGTCTGTGTGTATACACATCTGTATAATCGCAGAAATGATTTTGGACCATATTTTAAATATATCAAACGCAAACTTGGACTGCATGTCAAGAATTATCTTGAAGCAAAGGATTACCACCACTCCTTACATGCAGCATGTGCATACTTTCATTCTCCTTTTGATGATGCAACTGTTCTAGTAATTGATGGAGCAGGTGCAGACCATGAATATGGTAAGGAGAATGAAAGTATCATTCATATTCCTGGTAGTGCAGCGCACGCTGAGTGTTTATATCAGAGTGTTGTTGGTTATGTCGGTGCTAAGTTAAAAGCGGATGCACCATCATATGTTGACCCAACACCTCGTATTGGTGCTGGTTATGTTTACTCTGGTATAACAAAGTATCTTGGATGGGATGGTTTGGAGTGTGGTAAGACCATGGGACTCTCTTCATATGGTAAACCAAATCCAAAAATCAAATCTGTCTTAGATGAAAATGGTGGTAGATACCAAGAGTTTGGATTAGCAGATTATAATAATCATAAAGAGGTGATGGTAGTAGTCCGTCCATATGAATATATTTGTTCTGCTAGAGATGAAGAAGAAAAGTTTCAGAGAGATGCTGATCTAGCATATAAACTTCAATCTGAGTTTGAAGATTATGTTTATATGAGAATCATGCAGGCATATCAATTATCTAAATGCCCCAACATTATTTTTACTGGTGGTTGTGCATTAAATTGTGTTGCTAATTATAGAATTAAAAAAAGACTACCACCAGAAATTAATCTATATGTTGAACCAATTTCTAGTGATTCTGGTGTTTCTCTTGGTGCTGCATACATTGGTTATAGTAAAGAAATGCCAATGCGTTATGCTAAGAAACCATTGATGCCTATTGATAATATTTACTTTGGTCAGCAACTTCAATATGAAGAAAAGTATGAGAACGAAAGACCTGCAACACCTTCTGATGTTGCAAAGTTGATTGCTGATGGAAACATTGTTGCTATGGCACAAGGTAGATCTGAAAATGGTCCTCGTGCTTTAGGAAATCGTTCTATCCTTTATGATCCTCGTGATCCTAATGGCAAAGATAAAGTCAACACTGTCAAGTTACGAGAACATTGGAGACCATTTGCTGGCACAGTCATGCTAGAATATGCACATGAGTGGTTTGATATGGCTGGATTACCAGAGTCTCCATACATGATGTATGCTATGGAAGTTCTCAGACCAGATGAAATTCCATGTATTACTCATGTAGATAATACTTGTAGGATTCAGACTCTTACAGAAAAGCAGAATCCAAACTACTATAAATTAATTAGTGAGTTTAATAATCTCACTGGGGTTCCTATTTTATTCAATACATCTTTTAATCTTGCTGGTGATACTATTGTAGAAACTATGGAAGATGCTTTCAATACTATGAATGAAAGTTTGATTGAATACCTATATCTACCTGAAGAAAATAAGTTACTATACTTCCCCAATGAAACTAACTGATTTAATTCTGGAATTGCCAGGATTCCTTCCCGAAGAAGATTGTGAAAATTTTGTAGAAAAATTCTGGAACAATACCAACAAACATCATGATGGTGGAATTGGTGATGGAGGTGTTGATTACACTCATAAGAAAGCAACTCAGTGGCATCCACAAATTGGTAATGATGTGTGGTGTCAACTTTCAATTGTAGTTAAAGATGCAATTGATGAATACTACAAGAGAAGCAAACTATTGTGGCGTGCCCCTCTTGTTTCTTATGATTATTCTTTGCGTTGTTATGTGAAGAATGATGGTTGGTTCAATGAACACATTGATGTGTCTCCGATGGATCCTTTGTTGGTGTCTAGACTGTATGCAATTATTGTGTACCTGGATGATGTTGATGAAGGTGGTGAGACAGAATTCACTGAGTTGGGTTATAAGGTAAAACCAGAAAAGGGTAAGTTGCTGATGTTCCCATGCAATCAATTGTATCCACACAAAGGAAACAAACCGATTAGTAATGGTAAGCATGTGTTCACAGCATTTGTTTGTATGGATATTGATGCTCCTCATCTAAAAGCAGCACAGCATCCAAACCAAATGCATGGTTGTCCTTATCAGAAATACTGGGGAACGAAGTGAAGATTTCTTTTGTTAATGGTTGTTTTGATGTTTTACATCCAGGACACATTGAACTTTTAAAATTTGCACGGTCTCTTGGAGATTACCTGATTGTTGCTATTGACTCTGATGAGAAGGTAGCACAGATGAAGGGTCCCGAGAGACCTATTTTTTCGCAGTATGATAGAGCATTGATGCTCAAGTCAATTAGGTATGTGGATGTAGTGCATGTCTTTGATACTAAGGAAGAGTTAGAAGAATTGCTCTATTCCATTTCACCTGATATAATGGTCGTAGGTTCCGACTGGAAAGGAAAAGAAGTAGTAGGTTCACAGTATGCCAAATCAGTTCGGTTTTTCGATAGACTCGGAGAATATTCCACAACACAAACAGTTCAGGGTATTAGTTATAGGTGATACCTGTCAGGATGTTTATGTTTATGGTAAGTGCTCTAGGTTGAGTCCTGAGGCACCAGTTCCAGTTCTAGTTGAAACACATAAAACATACAACGAAGGTATGGCGTGGAATGTTAAAAACAATCTACAATCTTTCGGTGTTGAAGTATACATGATGACTAGCATGGAACAACCTATTAAAACTAGGTATGTTGATGTTAGATCTAATCAACAAATTATGAGATGTGATCAAAATGATCAGGTGTCAGAATTCGATTATGATTTACCTAAAGAAAAATTTGATGCTCTAGTAATTTCTGATTACAATAAGGGATTCCTAACAGAAGAAAAATTATTTGAGTTGACAGAATGGTTTGATGGACCTACATTCATAGATAGTAAGAAGACTAATCTACCCAAAAACTGCTACTTGAAACTCAATGAGTTTGAATCAAATAAACTAGATGGTGACTATCCTAATCTAATTGTTACTAGAGGATCTAAGGGGGCAGAATATAAAGGCAGAATGTATCCTGGTGAGCAAGTCAATGTATTTGATGTTGCTGGTGCTGGAGATACTTTCCTGAGTAGTTTGGTTTACTTCTATCTTAGACTCGGAAAGGTGGAGTATGCAATTCCATACGCCAACAAAGCTGCTGCGTTTGCTGTTCAGCAGAGAGGTACTCATGTTCTTACGGAGGAGGAAGTCCTTGAACTATGTGATTGATATTGATGGGACTATCTGTGAGAAATTAGATCCTAGTGATGAGTATGAAGATTCGATTCCTATCGCCACCAGGATTCGTCAAATAAATAAATTATATGACCAAGGTCATAAGATTGTTTATCTTACTGCTAGAGGCATGGGTCGTTACAAAAACGACAGAAAATTAGCAGAAGAAGAATTTTACAGAGATACTTGGAACCAGTTAGTATTCTGGGGATGCAAGTTTCATGAACTCCATTTGGGTAAACCAGCTGGTGATTACTATATTGATGATAAGGGAGTGAATGCAAATGATTTCTTTGATACATGAAAACGACGCTCTTCTTGATCCGTTTACTATTGATTGGATCAACAATAGTCTTCATGAATACCCTGTTGCATACGGACACAGAGCTTCCGAAGATGGAGATACATTTTTTGGAAGAATATTTTTTTGGGACGGATGGCGTGAGCAGTTCCATCAGAAGAACATCCCCGCCAGTGTAGATTACCTAACCAATTTTGTAGTTACATGGTTGCCTGCTGTGACTGGCAAAGAGTTTGCAGGGTTGAGGAGAATTGCATTGAACGCTGCATGTCCAGGGCAGCGTGGTGGTATACATTGTGATGATGAAAGTGACACATCACTTTGGACTGTGCTATACTATATTACTGACAGTTCGGGTGATACCCTAATATACGATGGAGACGATGTTATCCACTCGTGTAAATACAAGCAAGGGAAGTTTGTTGCTTTTCCTTCCACCTATGTACATAATGCGGAGGCACCAGAATCGGGATGGAGAATGAGTTTGGCGTTCGGTATTCAAGTCCAATGAAACATGTTCCAAAGGGTTGGGGTTATGAAAAATGGATTGTCAACAACGAAAAATACTGTGGTAAGTTGTTGTATTTCAATAAAGGAAAGAAATGTTCATGGCACTACCATCTAAAAAAAGAAGAAACTTTCTATATTCACTCTGGTAAGTTACACCTCATCTATGGTTTTGAGGATGATATGAATATGGCAGATAGCGTAACATTAAACCCTGGAGATAAATTTGAAATCCCCAGGGAATTAAGACATCAAATGTATGCTATTGAAGATACTGAGATGTATGAATTTTCAACTACACACTTTGAATCTGATTCTTATAGAGTAGTCAAGGGCGATTGATATACTCTTCTACTGTAGTAAACTTATGATCTTTCCATACTAAGTTAGATCTAGTATCATATTGATACTTACCTTCTAGGTGTTTGGGGAAAGGGATCTCTTCGATCTCTGCCCCATATTTTTTTGCAATGATTTCTGCAATGTCTCTGAATGAATGCTGAGTTCCTGATCCAAGATCAAAGATACCAGAACCTGCTTTGTTGTTGGTGACAACATCAACAACATCATCAACACAAACAAAATCTCTGAACATCGTTTCAGATCCTTCAAAGATTTTAATTTTACCTGTAAGTTTTGCTTGCTCAGTGAATTTACTTACTGGACTACGCTGATCGCCTTTTGATTCTTCACCATCACCATAAACATTAAAGAATCTAAATCCCTGAATCTTACTGAACATGTCCATATGTTGTTGAACCCAGTAGTCTAATTGAACTTTAGAGATAGCATAAAAGTTCAGTGGGTTGATTGTCCCATCAGTTGTGTTTCCATATACAGATGCTGATGACGCATACTTTACTGGAATGCCCAGTTCAATTGCTTTCTTGAATAGACGAATGGAAAACTCTACATTGTAGATGGTGAGTTTACCGATGTCAGTTTCTGTGGTAGATGAGATAGCTCCCATGTGGACAATTTCAGTAATTCTATCCCACACAGGAAGATTATCTAGTAATTGGAAGCAGTTCCAATACTCCATTCCAATATACCTCTCATCCTTTTCGGCAAATTTCTTGCCAATAAATCCATTACAACCAGTGATAATCTTCATTTCAATCTACTTTATAAATAACTAGAGACTGTATAGACCCTAAACTTATGCCAGCTGCAACCTATGGTTATCTGGCGAGTATCGTACCTGCGAAAAAGACCAGGACCCTGCTCCATGTAGCCCCTACCGACAAGTTAGTCGAAGGTAGACTCTCTATCTCACACCAAAATTCGGTTCCCGTTAGAGTTCGTGTTGGTGTATCTAGTGGAGCTCTTACTTCTTTCGCCCCAAGTAACTACATCCTGTATGATCTAGTGATCGACCAGGGTGAAACTTACGAGACTGATCTTATTTATTTTGCCAACAATCAATCACTTGTAGTATATACCGACAATGAGAACACATCGTTCTTACTACATGGTGAGATTGTTGACAACCCAGTTACATCTGGATTCCTAAATTCAATCAAAGTACAGGAAGCAAGAAAAGATACTGTCTTATATACTGTACCAGGAACTGAGGAAGTTGACCTTTCTATCTTTGTTTCCAACCAAGGATCAAGTAGATCTAGATTTAGAATTGCAATTCAAGAAGTAGGTCAAGCAAAGAATAGTGCAAATTATTTAAATTATAACACAGTATTGTTCCCAAGGTCATTCTACCAAAGAACAAACATCAAAGCATCTGGTGGTCAGCAAATTGTAATCTGGGTTGAAGATGCTAACCAACTAAGTTTTGCTATATATGGTAAGTTTAACTACAATGTTGTCGCGACAGACTTCTCTGTTAACGGCAACTTTACTGTAGTTGGTGATTCGGATTTACAATCAGATGTAACTGTTGGTCAAGACTTATCTGTTGGCGGCACTTCAACACTGACTGGTGCTGTAACAACTGGATCCAGTCTTCACGCTGGCGGAACATTCAGTGTTGGTGCAGATCCTCTTGCACCTGTAGCGAGTCTCACTGATGCTGGTGTCTTTACTACAAATGGCAGTGCTTCTATTGGTGGTGGTGCATCTATCGGAGGAACCCTATCTTCTGGTAGTGGAAACTTTACTGTAGACTCTTCGGGTAATGCAACTCTAGCTGGCAACCTTGCTGCTGCTGGTGTATCGTCTGATTTGAATCTTCTAAATAATAGGGTAACAAATTTGGGTAGACCGATTGCGCCTACCGATGCGGCAAGTCGCGGTTTCGTGGACGCACAGATCACCGCATTGTCCATTGCACTTTCATAAGGGATTCGGGGTTTTTTTAAATGGCTAAAAGGCAACTTAGAGATTATGCTTTCAAACCAGGACTATCTGGTTTAGGCACCTTAAAAGTTCTGGATAAAGTCAACGCTGATCAGATTCTTCTGATTAGTAATGCGACTGCGAATCAGATTCTTTACAACTTTAGTGATGCAACTAATCAAATTAGTGTGTCATTCCAAGCAACTACGGATGGTTCTGACCCAGACTTCCCATTCGCTAACACCTTGTCGAATGGTGTTACTACAATTACTTTCTTATTTGACACATCTGCTTTCGATCTCAATGATGAGATTCAGATTTTTGTTGAGGATGAAGTTGTAAGAACTAGACCTTACGACTTTGGTACAGACGCTATTGAGAGACAGCGTGTATCAAATACCCTGTCCATGCTTGACGCTGACTTCGAGTATGGTATCCAACCAACGAAGTGGCAAACTATTGACCTCATGAGAGGTTACCCTTCTAGCTTTGAATTCCCTGGAGCAGATGTAGAAGTTAGTGCAATTGTTACCGATGCTTCACAGGGATCTGGTGGAGTTGGTCCTTCCCTTATTACTGTTGACACCATACTAGACCATGGATTTTCTGTAGGAGATCCAATCACACTCAAAGGTGTAGATGATGGTGTTACTGGTTTTGCTAAATCAGAAGGATCTTTTATTATCAGTGCTGTTCCACAAACAGATCAATTCCAATTCTATGCAAAAGGTAAAGTAGGAACTTCTCCTGCAACATCTTTGTTCTCTGGATTCATTCAACTTAGAAAAGCAGGATTCTACACAGGTGCTTCTTTAGGTTCTCCTCAGTTAACAGTTGCATCTAACGGTGCTTCTGGTCAGTTTACTACTAGAGGTATTAACACCACTGGTGTCAATAGAGTTGGTATTGCAGTTCCTGGATCTCCACCTCCAGCAGGTGCTCCTATTTCTGGAACAAACATCGCTGCTGGTACACAGATTACTGGTTATGTCGATACTGATACAACCATTGCAATCACAACTAGCTTTACAGCACCAGCATCTCAGATCACATTAAACGAAACGACTGATCTGGAAGTTGGTTCTGCACTAGACGATGGTTCTGGTAATGCAATCTTTGTTACCAACATCGAAGAAAATACTATTTCTCTATCTTCTCCTTATCAAGCAGATAGAACTGGTAACAGCTTTATCTCATCTGCAACTTCCCCACAACCAGTTAACTTTGGTTTGGGTTCTGGTGCATTTGTTGTTCTTGATAGAAATTCAGGAGCATATGAGAATGTACAAATCAACCCAATTGTATTCCACTATGAAGTAGCGGTAAGTAGCTACCCTGGTCTTGGTACTAATGCAACATTCAATGTTACACAGAATGCTGCTACTGGACTTTATACAGATGTATTTGTATCAAACATTGGTAGTGGTTACTCAGCAACCGAAACTATTATCATCTACGGTTCTGCAGTAGGTGGTGATGACACCACCCATGATATTAGTATCACAATCAACAGTGTTGATGCTAACGGTGGTATTACTGGTATCAGTGCTACTGGTACTGCAAGCAGCAACAACCCTAATGCTGGTGCTCTCTATCAAGTGGGTGAGACAGTTGTTATCTATGGTAACACACTTGGTGGTATCTCCCCAGCAAATGATCTTAGATTAATTCTTACTGGTGTTGACGGTACAACTGGTGCTATCCAGTCATTCAAGGTTCTTGGTCAAGGTATTCCTTCCAACCAAGACTATTTGAATGTTACTGGATCCACATCTGGAACTGGTATTAACTCATCTTTCTCAGTACAAAGAACTGGTAGTGGTGTCAAAACTGCTCAGGTCGATGAAATCGAAGTTGGTGGATCCATCGAGGTTGGTGATGTATTCAATGTTGATATCACAGACACAAATTCTAGTACACTTGAGAACTTCTCTGTTACTGCTATCGCAAATGATGGTGTCAATGACATTAGAAACGGTCTGATCTCTGCTATTAATGATCTATCCACAGGATCTGCATATGTATATGCTGAGGCAGGTGGCGAGGGTAAGGTAAGAATCACAGCTATTGCTCCTGGTTCTGCATTCACTGTTGCAACTTCTACATTTGAAGGTGATGCATCTGCAGCAGATTCACAGACACTCACTAGCACCAACTTTATTCCTAACGAAAATACATCCACATCACCAACATATTCCGCAACTGTTGGAAACCCAGGTTCTGGATATGCTCCTAACGATACTATCACACTACTAGGTGGTGATCTTGGTGGTAACAATATTGAGCATGACCTGACTATCACAGTTACATCTGTTGATGCATCTGGATCTATCACTGCTTTCACTCTTGGTGGTACTGCAGCATCTGGTGACGCATCTTTCGAGTCAATAACACCAACCAGCACTGCTTTCAACGCTACATTCTTCCCTAGAATTACTGGTGGTGCTTACAATCCTGACATTGACAATGCAGGTACTGGTTATCAAATTGGATATCAATTTACAATCGGTGGTGAGCAACTTGGTGGTACTTCTCCTGCCAATGATATGACCATTACAGTCACTGATGTTGACTTTACTAATGGTGCTATCCTTGCAGTTAGCGCAACTGGTACTCCAGTTTCTGGAGACTCTATTGCATTCTATCCATCTGTTGCTATCTCTGCTCCAACAACTGGTAATATTGCGAACGGAGCAACTATTGTTTACGCAGCAATTGCGAGAATTAAAGCTCAGTTCCCCAACAACCACGGACTAGTTCCAGGTAATACAATTCTAACAGCGATCACATCTGTTGGTACTGGACATGATCTAGCAGCAGGACCATTCTTCGTAGAAGAAGTTCCTGCACCAGATGAGTTTATCTACACAGTTAGATCTACAGGAACTGTTTCCACATCTCCTACTCTTGCTGGATCCATCTATGCAAGACCAGATTGCTTCTACACTCACAGACCATTTGACGGTGGTGTTCAACTAGGAACGGGTTCCCCATCACACAGTGCTCAGGCAATTCGTCAGTCTAAGAAGTATATCAGATATCAGTCAGGTAAAGGTATCATGTATACCACTGGTGCTCTGTTTGCTCCTTCATATGACCTAAGACAAGTTACTGCTAATGGTATTGCTGTTGGTAGTATCATCACTGTTACTACAGATGATGTTGACCATGGTCTACAGGTTGGTGCAGAAATTGCACTTGATGGTATCAATACTGTCGGATACAATAACCACTATATTGTTGCATCGATTGTTGATGAAATTACATTTACTGTCCTCGCAGTAGAAACTCTTGGTACTACAACTCCAACATTCGGTGAACAACCACAGGTTGCTCTCTATCAGTGGAAAGGTTCTACTGTCAGATCTGGTGCATTTGATGACCAGAACGGAATCTTCTTCCAGTATGACGGAACCAACCTTGCAGTTGGTTTGAGATCTTCTACATTCCAGATTGCTGGTACAGTTTCTGCTACTCCCGATAGCAACGCAATCACAGGTGTTAACACCAAATTTACTGAACAGTTGGTTGTTGGTGACAGAGTTGTCATCAGAGGTATGACTCATGTGGTCACATCGATTGAAACTGACACTCAGATGACAGTTAACCCTGACTTCAGAGGAGTTGTCGCAGTTAACAATACCAAGTGTGCTCTAACTAAAGATATTATTATTCCACAAACACAGTGGAACATTGACAAGTGTGATGGAACTGGTAAATCTGGTTACAACATTGCTATCAATAAGATGCAGATGATCGGATTCCAGTATTCCTGGTATGGTGCTGGTTTCATTGACTGGATGTTCAGAGGTCCATCTGGTAACTTCGTCTTCTGTCATAGACTTAAGAACAACAACAGAAACCGTGAAGCATTCATGCGTTCAGGTAACCTACCCGTCCGTTATGAAGTTATCAACGAAGGTCCTAAGTCTTTCTTGACACAGCAAATTGATGATGTAGCAATCGAACATCTAGATGTTGCTGATGTGTCCCTCTTCCCACCAACAGGTGTTGTCTATGTTGGTAATGAGTTGATTAGATATTCAACTAAGAATGCTACAACAAATAGACTTCTAGGTCTAACTAGAAATGCTAACTTGACCAACTATGTTGCAGGTGCAAACAGGACATACACTGCAGGCACTCCAACACAGCACGCCAAGAACTCTGGTGTCATTCTACTATCTAATACAGCAACTCCACAGATCAACCACTGGGGTTCTGCATTCCTAACTGATGGTGGATTTGACTCTGACCGTGGATACTTGTTCAACTATCAGGCGACTGAGGTTGAGATCTCTACGATTAAAGAAACTCTGTTCCTCATCAGACTATCACCTAGCGTTTCTAACGCATTGACTGGTGACCTAGGTGAGAGAGAACTGATCAATAGAGCACAGTTGCTACTTAAGAACTGTGAGATCACGACTCAGGGTGGTACAAGTTCTCAGGGTGTTGTTGTTGAGGGTATTCTCAACCCAATCAACTATCCAACCAATCCAGCAGACATTGAATGGTTTGGTTTGAATACATCTGGATCTGGTGGACAACCATCGTTTGCACAGATTGCATCTGGTGCAACGACAAACTGGTCTGGTGGTGGTTCTACCATCTCTGCTACCAACTCACGAACCCAGAACTACTATGCTAACTGGGTTATTTTTAACAGATCTGCTGTTAATGGCGTTGGCGTAGGTATGCAGGTGACTGGACCTAACCTACCTGGAGGAACCACGGTTACTAACATTAGATACTATACTAGTTCTGAAGTTAGAATCTTCTTCACTCAGCGTACTCGTGCAGGCACAGCTGGATCTTCTACCTATGTGTTTGAAACTCCACCATATGCTCAGCCTGGTGAGAGAGTCTTCTCCTTCGTGGCATCTCCTGGCAGTAGAGACCAGATCGATCTATCTGAACTGAAGGAACTTACCAACACTCCTATCGGTGGTAGAGGTACATTCCCGAATGGTCCCGATGTTCTAGCAATCACTGTGTATGCTACATCAGGTAACCCATTCAACGCTACGGTTAACTTGCGTTGGGCAGAAGCACAGGCATAATAGGAGGCAGTAATGGCACAACCAGCCAGTCGATCAGAACTCAGGGACTACTGCCTCAGACAACTTGGCGCACCAGTTCTTGAAATCAATGTAGATGATGACCAGATTGATGACGCTATTGATGACGCTCTCCAATACTACAGAGAGCGTCACTTTGATGGTGTCGAAAGAATGTACTTGAAGCATCAATTTACTGATGCTGATAAGACAAAGTTTGCAACTCCACAGACTCAGACTGATACTATCAACAGTACAGACTGGGAAAGAACTGATAACTATCTTGATATTCCTCCACACATTGTTGGAATCTCAAAAGTATTTGGTTTGAATAGTAATACTATTCGTAATAATCTATTTGGACTAGAGTATCAAATTTTTCTAAACGATCTATATGCGTTTGGATCACTTGATATTCTCAATTATTTTATGATCAAGCAATATCTAGAGACCATGGATATGGTTCTCAACAATGGATCGTTCATTGAGTATAGATTTAATCAGCGTCAAGATAGATTATATCTTGATGTAGATGAATCGATGATCAATCCAGATAACTATTTGATCATTGATTGTTATAGAGCTCTAGACCCTGACTCGTTTGTTCAGACTTATAACGATCCATTTGTAAAAAAGTACGCTACTTCTCTAATCAAGAAGCAGTGGGGACAAAACTTAATCAAGTTTAATGGAGTAACTCTTCCTGGTGGAGTATCCTTAAATGGTAGAGAGTTGTATCAAGATGCAATCACAGAGATAGCAGAAATGATGGCAGCATCTGCTAGCACATTTGAACTTCCCCCACTAGATATGATCGGATGAAAAGTATCTATTTTCCTCAACATGGTGGTATTGGATCTGAGCAGTCGCTCATCCAAAACCTAGTAGACGAACAGATAAAACTGTTTGGTACGGATGTGTATTATCTTCCAAGGAAGATGATCATGGACAAAACTCTAGATGACATTTTATATTCTGAGTTTAAGACTCAGTATATGATTGAGATGCTTCTAGTAAATGTTGAAGGATTTGGATCTCCATCAGAATTTGTAAGTAAGTTTGGTCTTCGCATCACAGATGAAATCACCTTTGTGGTTTCTAAAAATAGATGGAGTCATGTATTCCAAGAGTTTGCAGACATCACCACCGTTGATGGTAGACCTAATGAGGGTGATCTAATCTACTATCCACTGACTCAAGATCTATACGAAATTAAATTTGTAGAAAGAGAAGCACCATTCTATCAACTAGGTCAGACATACATCTACCAGATGACTGCAGAGATCTACGAGGTTGGTAGTGATACATTTGAAACTGGTATTCCAACCATCGATACAATTGAGGAAGAGCAATCTATCTCGATTGAGTTGCAGATGGATACCGCAGGAACTGGAGACTACCATCTAAGTGAGACTGTCACTGGTTCTACATCTGGTGTCACTGCAGAGGTTTCCTTCTGGGATCGTGATACCGATGTACTGACGCTAATAAATAGGACTGGTAACTTTGTTACTGGTGAGACATTGACTGGTGGCGAATCTGGTACTGCTAGAGCAATCACAACCGTCGATAATTTATCGATGGAGAATGAAGGATATGCACAGAACAGAGAAATAGAAGATGAAGCTGACGATCTAATTGATTGGGGCGAAGTCAATCCATTTGGTGAATTTGGTAATTTTACAACAGGTGACTTCTGATGTTGGGACCACATTTTTATAACGAGGCAATTCGTAAGACTGTAATTGCTTTCGGAACACTTTTTAATAACATAGAACTTCGTAAGAAAAATCCCGAAGACAATACTGTCATTGAGTCTACGAAGGTTCCGCTGGCATATGGACCGAAGCAGAAATTCCTAACCAGACTGGAAGAAAACCCAACCACAAGAAAGGTTGCTATCACATTACCAAGACTCTACTTTGAGTTGGTAGATGTGTCCTATGATGCAAATAGGAAGACAAGTTCTATACAAAAAACTAGAGCATCTAAACCAGCAGAAGATGATGCTAATGAAATCAGAGTACAATATGTACCAGTACCATATGATCTAACATTTGAGTTAGGTATCATTGCAAAGTCTAGCGATGACGGACTACAAATTTTAGAGCAGATTCTTCCATACTTCCAACCAGCATTTAATGTCTCAGTTAATTTCATTCCAGATATGGATGAGAAGCGTGACATTGCAGTGCAACTCAACAATGTAAACTACGAAGATGACTGGGATGATAGTTTCTTAGACAGAAGAAGTATTGTATGGACACTCAGTTTCACAGTTAAGTCTTACATCTACGGTCCTTACAGCAAGGCAGAGGTTATTCGTAAGGCGAGAATCATTGAAACTCTTGGTGATAAGAATGTCAGTAAGAGACAAGCAGAACTATCTTACTCACCAAAAGCATTGGAGGATAAGAATCAGGATGGTGTCATCGATGCAGCGGATGATGCACTAGTTGTCAGCACAGATGACTTTGGATTCAATGAAGGGTTTGAGGTATTATGAGTAGTCTAGAAGAAAACATGGAAGACATTCTCAACATTGACACCGAAGTTGTTGAGGAAAGTAAACCAATCAAACCTGTTCCTCCTAAAGTTGACAAGGATGACAAAACAAAAGATTACGAGTATACTCGGGGAGAACTATACAGTCTCATAGATCAGGGACAGGAGGCAGTCAGAGGCGCTTTAGAGGTCGCTCAGGAGTCAGGGCACCCAAGAGCGTATGAAGTCGCTGTAGCGGCAATGAAGCATGTCGCTGACATGACCGAGAAACTTCAAGACCTACATAAAAAGATGAAGGATCTTGATGCTGAAGCAAAGAAGGGTCCATCTTCTGTCACTAACAATGCAATGTTTGTCGGTAGCACGACTGAGTTACAAAAAATGCTCAAGGAAATGGGAGGCGGCAAGCGATGAAAAACTATAAAGAATTTAAAGAACTTGCGGAAGCAGCATGGACACGCAAGGAAGGTAAAAACAAATCTGGAGGATTGAATGAAAAAGGTAGAAAGTCGTATGAGCGCGAGAACCCAGGAAGCGATCTTAAGGCACCTTCAAAAAAAGTTGGGAACCCTCGTAGAGCAAGTTTTTGTGCGAGGATGAAAGGCATGAAAAAGAAATTGACTTCTAAGAAAACTGCTAACGATAAAGACAGTCGTATCAATAAGTCTCTTCGTGCTTGGAATTGCTGACAAACTTATTAAATTATTATTAAAATTCGCAAAAACTGATTGACATACCTATAATTAATTATGAGTTTTGAAGTGACGATGCGACTTAACGACGCTGACCTTTTCCGCCTTATCGAAGCCTGTAAACTCTACCAAGAGAAGACAGGTTCCGAATTTATGTGGGATCAATATGATGCTCTAATTAATAAACTCAGGGTTTATCAAGAACAATATTCGGTTGATTACGAATGAAGTTTATTTTTGCGTTTCTAGCTACACTATTTCTTGCATCTCCAGCATGGGCTGTAGATGTAATCATGGGTTCTAATGGGAACCTAGTTTTTGATCCAGCAGAGATTACTATTTCTGCAGGAGACACGGTTCATTTTGAAAACAACATGCTACCACCACACAATATTATTGTGGAGGGTCGCCCCGATCTATCCAGAGAGTCACTAATGTTTTCTCCTGGCGAATCACAAGACATCACATTTGCGGATGCTGGTGATTACGAGTATTGGTGCGGTCCACATAAAGGTGCGGGCATGATAGGCACAGTACATGTAGAATGAAAAAATTCAACACTGTTGTTTTAGACATCACTGTTGCGATACTAGACTTCCTTTATAGAGGGAGAGACTACCAGAGATTCTGGGTGCTTGAGGAAATTGCTCGGGCACCCTACTTTGCGTTTTTGAGCGTGTTACATTTTCGAGAGAGCATGGGTCTTCGCGGACCCGAACATCTCTATCTAATGAAAGAACACTTCGATCAAAGTATTAATGAAACTGAACATCTGGAATATATGGAAAGCAGGGGCGGTAATGCTTATTTTATCGATCGCTTTGTCGCCAAGCACCTCGTCCTTATCTATTATTGGGTCAATGTGGTTTATTACTGGTTGGCTCCTAAGTCTGCATACCATCTGTCGTATGAAGTAGAAATTCATGCAGCAGAAACATATGCAAAACACTTAGCATTCCACGGTCACGACGACAAGATCCTTGAAATATTGAATGACGAGTTAGATCACTCTAGGGAGTTACAAAAAGCAATGGAGATTATTAATGCATAAAGAATGGTGGTGGCGTGGAAAAAAAGTTGAACCGCCACACTTAACAACCAAAGAAGAAGTACAGGAGATGATAGATGATGCCATACGACAACATAATCGTAACGCTTCAATTATCAGTTTTTGTGTTGGTTGGGTTGTTCTTGCACTTTTTGCTGAGGGTCTACTTCGACTTATCGGAGTAATTCCACCTCTATTACCATGGTTAAAAATCACACTATAAAGTTATGAAAGTAGGTATCATCGGATTAGGTAGAATGGGTGAGGGTATGTCTCGCCGCATGATGAAGACTGGAATTGAAACAGTAGGATATCGTAGAAATTATGAGAAAGCAAAGCAGGCAGCAGAAAGTGGGTATATTACTTCAGCTGCAGATACTTTGGAAAGCCTTGTTAAAGTAGTTAAAACCACAGACAAAGGTACATATCAACCTGGCATCTTTATGATGGTTGTGCCAGCAGAAACAGTAGAGGATACAATTAATGAGCTATTATCTTTTTGTGGTGAAGGAGATATTATTATTGATCATGGCAATAGCAATTTTAAGGATACCCGTCGCAGAGCACAACGCTTGGAGAAACTGGGCATCCAGTATCTTGACTGCGGTACTAGTGGTGGTGTTTACGGTTTGGACCGTGGATACTGTCTTATGGTTGGTGGTGCAAATACTGCAGTATCCGTCTGCGCTCCTATCTTTAGGGCACTCGCCCCAGGAGTTGCCGCTGCCCAACGTACCGATCCTATGAGTCACTTCACATCAGCAGAACACGGTTGGTTGCATTGTGGGGGTCCTGGAGCAGGTCACTTTACCAAGATGGTCCATAATGGCATCGAGTATGGTATTATGCAAGCATACGCGGAGGGATTTAATATTCTACACGAAGGAAATGCTGGTGCAAAATATGTCAAGGAAGGAGATGCTGAGGTTGCTCCAATGGATAACCCAGAAGATTATTGCTATGACATTGATGTTGCTGAAGTTGCTGAGCTTTGGCGTCGTGGTAGCGTTGTTGGCAGTTGGTTACTTGACCTTACCGCTGATGTTCTACGCCGCGATAACGAGCTTAGCGGATACGATGGGGGAGTATCAGATAGTGGTGAGGGTCGTTGGACTGTCCACGCTGCTGTGGATCTCGGTGTTCCAGCCCCTGTTATTTCTTCTGCTCTATACTCCAGATTCGAGTCACGACGACTCGGACGCTTCGCAAACAAAGTCCTAAATGGTATGAGAGCTATGTTCGGTGGTCACGATGTTAGGTGAAGCACTTAGATGGTTGGCCATACCGTTTGTACTTTCCACGGTATACTTCGGGCTACGAAAAGGTGAAAATGTCTACTACGAATCAGATAATTATGACGGAAACGGAACAGCTCACTAGGGGCATCGTAATCTTCGGTGCTACTGGAGATCTATGTAAGAAGAAATTAATACCAGCACTCTACAAACTCTGGGGGAAAGGTCTTCTCCCAGAGAATTTTTTAATTACTGGTTGTGCTAGAAGACAACCAACAGCAGAACAATGGAAACAATCTCTTGGTGATTATCCTGATGAATTTCTACATCATCTAGATTACATCTCAGCGGACTTGGACAATGTTGACTCTCTTCGTCACCTTCCTAATTATCTCCACGATAATACTTACTTTTTATCTGTGCCGCCAGAAAGGTATGCTAACGCAATTATCAATCTTAAAGAGGCGGATAAACTCAATGACCCAGAACACTCCAGAGTGGTTATCGAAAAACCCTTTGGGACTGATTTTAAATCTGCTGATAGTTTACAGCGAGTGGTTGCTGGACATCTACGCGAGAAACAAGTATATCGCATTGACCATTATCTTGGTAAAGATACTGTTAATAATATCCTTGCCACTAGGTTTAGCAATATACTTCTGGAACCACTTTGGAATCGCCAATACATAGACGAGATTCAGATCTTTGCATCAGAGACTATTGGATGCGAAGGTCGCTCACAATACTATGAGACTGCTGGTGCAGTCCGTGACATGCTACAGAATCACATCCTACAAGTCCTTGCTCTCGTAGCAATGGAACCACCTAGCAAGATGAATGCTAGGGAAGTAAGACGTGAGAAGACAAAGGTGCTTGCCGCCACTAGACTAGGTACTAATCTGATTTTGGGACAGTATGATGGCTACCGTAATGAAGAGGGGGTTGATCCTCACAGTAACACTCCTACCTATTTTGCTGGTTCTCTTTTCGTCGATAACTGGCGTTGGGAGGGAGTTCCTTTTAACGTCATGACTGGTAAGAAATTACCATATCAATGCGTCGAAGTAGTCATCAAACTAAAAGCACCACCACTCAAATTATATGAGGGTGAAATTAACGATCGCATTGTCATGCGTCTTCAACCCAACCCTCACTTAGATATCCGCATGGATATTAAATCTCCTGGTTTGAATGACGACCTTGAAGAAGCAACTCTAACACATGACTATCCTCAGGATAGAGCGATTGACGGATATGAAAAATTACTTTATGATGCTATTAATGGAGACCAATCACACTTTGTCCACGCTGACGAAGTTATGGAATCCTGGCGAATCGTTGATGACCTTCTCTGTACTGGTGACAGTTGTCCCGTTCGCACTGTTCCTTACCTCTATCTTGGTGGTTGGGGACCATCACACAAAGTAAACTTTATCACAGATTGGGATTATCCAGCATGAGAAATGAAATTCTTACCGCTCTAAAAGCAAACGCAACAGGTAATATTGAGAAAGCGAGACTCAACATTGAGATCTATCTGAAGAATCCTGTTGGTATTGGAGAGCATCCCGATGTGCTTGCTGCCATTCAAGATCAATTAGATATCATTGCTCATGAAGAAGAGCGTATTGCAGTTCTACAGAAATATTTTGTGTCATGACACATGTCCAACTGTTTGTTAGGTCAGTGATGCAGACCCCCTGGTGCCTTGGCGTCATGGGGTTTTTTCTTGTGTTCGTACCAATTATTGGTATGCACCTTGTCCATAAATATGGTTGGGAACACTGGGAACCATTTAGTAAACATGAACCTCATACTGAGACCACTGGAGAACACGAACGATCCAGTGTGGAGTGTGATAATATCGATCATCCTTCTACTGATGGGAGTTAGTTATGTCATCTATAGGATACTTACATGGGATGATGAAGACAAAGGACATAAATCGTAGCCCGTTGTTACACAATTTTTACCTACATATCCTATAATAGATGTAACTGAGTGGTACATATGCTAGGATTTTATGTTGTAATCGCAGTCGTTATTCTATGCATTACATATGCAGGTGTGGAAGAAACGATGCGGTTATTTGCATACCTAGACCTTCAGTTGCGTTATGCGTGGGTCCGTTTTAGGATGTATCTTATGCGTCGTAAGTTAGAACAACAACTTATCAAAGACCTACCTGATTATAATAAACTCATTAAGGAGCTCAAGAAAGATGACCGATGACCGAGAGCTTTCTGATCTTAAGATAGAACGGAAAGAATGCGAGAAGTGCGGTGCAACTTGGATCAACGGACA